AATACAGCGTTTCCATTTAGAGTTGTTAAATCAGTAACGTGGAGGTTACCCGTGACAGTTACATTACCCTCCGATGTGTCCACAAAGAGTAGAGGGTCACTCATCTACTGTTTAGGGAGGTTTTTATATAATTCGTCTGGTTTACTCTTTGTTATGAGCCAACTCCTTTATAGCTTCTATGAGAAGTCCTATAACGTTACCATAGGCAACACTTTTCATCCCGTCTTTATCAGTATACACGACTTCGGGTAATACCTTTTCAACCTCTTGGGCGATAACACCTGTGTGTCTACGGTCATCATGATGGTCTAATTTATTAAAAGTAACACCTGAGAGTTGTAAAACCTTTTCAAGGGCATTTGGAATTGGTTCAATATTAGTTTTCATTCTTTCGTCACTAAACATGAGAACATCACCTGAAGCTTTGACATCACCCACTACATCGAGTGTGTAAGCTGGGTCTGTTTTCCCAATCCCCACTCTTGATGTTGAAATATCTACATATAGATTTGCTGTTCCAACTTGAAAGTCACCAGCTGTATCAACATCCTCCTCCGCTTCCTCAACAACTATTTCCTCGTCAAAAACGGTTTGGAGTTCTGATGAAGTTGGTTTAGTAACACCAGTTGGTACAACAATACTATTGTAGGTATCACTAAAGTTAGTGTGAACTCTAAACTTAAAAAATGAAGGTAAAGACGCAAACTTTCTTCTGAAAGCTCTCACAAAGGCTTTATGTTTTCTTCTTGTTGAAAGAACCATCGTATACTATTAACCAATAAAATATCCACAAAAGAAATTATTATCGGTTCCAAATGTTCCACCTTCCACCTGAAAAACATCCACAGTTTGACCAGCGGTTAAATAAAGTACAGCGTTAAGTGTAAGTGGAATATAATTAGTAGATGAAGATGTTGAATCACATAAAGCATTTATATTTTGACGAGTACCATTTATCCTAAAATCATAAATAGTCAGATCACCTTCATAAACACCTTGTGCACTAAAGAAATAATGACCTGTATTCGGGGCAGTGTATTGTCCAGTTGATGTTGAATAACTACCAGTGTTATCTCTTATAACAGTGTTGTAATCTATAACACTTGCACCTACTAAAGTACCGTCGTCGAGTTGGACAGTAAAAGCTGGTACTCCCTCTTGTGTTACTATATTTGATGTTATACTAAAAGCGTTGATTAGAGGAGAATCTATATTACTTGTCGCAATTAAAGCTTCAACATTAGCTGTTCCTGCTATATCAAGAGTATGGGTGGGTAAACTTGTATTTACACCAATATTACCAAGTGTTATAAGACTCGTACCGGTATTTGTAAATTGTACTGTGTTTGAAGTCACATTAGCGACATCTGTTATCGCTTGAAGAGTTGATTTAATACCTGTCAATTGTGACCCACTACCAACAAACGAAACAGCTTCCACCGTACCTAAAGCCACGAGACTTGTACCAGTATTTGTAAACTGTACTGTGTTTGAAGTCACATTAGCGACATCTGTTATCGCTTGAAGAGTTTGTTTAATACCTGTCAATTGTGACCCACTACCAACAAATGAAACAGCTTCCACCGCACCTGAAGCCACGAGACTTGTACCTGTATTTGTAAACTGCACTGTATTTGATGTTATATTCGACACATTAATAGATTGATCCAAACTTTGGACACCTTGAACACGAATTGTATCAAAAATTAAATTTGAACACTCAAGATTATTGGTAAAAATATTACCCGTTACGTGTAAATTGGCGTCGGGAGAATCAGTTGATATACCAATAAAACCACCTACCTTATTGTAAGTAAGTAGGTTTGCGTTTATAGTCCAAGGTGTACTAACGAATAGGGCATCACCTTGATAAAAATCACCTGAAAAGTTAATATCACCCGCGACATCCAAACTGTAACCAGGGTTTGTTTTTCCAATGCCAACTCGATTTGCTACGGAATCTACATGCAAGGTGGTTGTATCCACTGTAAGATTTGATGTAATGAATGTGTTTCCTGTTACGTATAGCTTAGAATCTGGGTTTGCAGCTCCGATCCCAATATTTCCACTTGTATAACTCAATGCATCTGGAGTCGTTTCAATAGTCCAAGGTGAACTAATAAATTGAGAGCCACCTTCATATAGGTCCCCACTGAAGTTAATATCACCCGCGACATCTAGGGTGAAACCCGGGTTTGTTTTTCCAATACCCACCTTATTTGACACTGAATCTACGTGCAAGGTGGTTGTATCCACATTCAAGTTTGAACCTATGTATACATCATTACCGACGTGAACATTATTAGCCACACCGACACCACCTGCAACTTGTAGAGCACCTGATATTGTATTTGCAGATATAGTTGTATCTGTGATGTTGACACTTTCAAAAGTTGTATCGGCGGCATGTATACTCTTAACAACACCCAGTCCACCCAAAATCTGTAAAGCTCCACTTGTTGTTGTGGTAGCATCTGTACCATCCCAAACCTTGGTTACTCCACCAACGTTTAGGTTCTCCTCTATACCCACACCACCTGTTGTAACAATTAAAGCACCTGTATCTTTATCTGTAGATGTAGTATTATTTGTCACAGTTACACTATCAAGATTAGCATCTGTAGCGTGAAGATCCCCTTGAATACCCACACCACCCGCAACTCGGATGGCACCTGTTGTCTTTGAAGTAGTCGCAGTTGTGGCACCGATAATAACATTAGAATCTGTGGAAATATTTGAAGTTACGTGGGCATTACCAGTTACATATAGTTTTGAATCAGGGTTATTATCACCATATCTTTGACCAACTCCAATACCGAGACCACCATCGACGATGTAAACATTTCCGTATTCAACTGTCACAGTGTTTTGTGTGATGAGATGCCCCCATACATTCGCTGTAATATGATCTGTTCCATTCCATTCTACATGATCCTCTGTGTATCCATTAGATGTATAACCTATAGAAAAGTAGTCATCAGGATTAGTATGGTGACCAACGAATATATTCTTACCCGGGTGTTCCATGAGAATACCAATATCCAGTGAAGTAGATATATTATTATTAGCTAAATCAAGGATACGATCAGTTATAATCACGTCATTTGATGTAAGTGCAAATGTATTACCTACCACAGAAATATTACCCGTAATTTCCACGTTCGCTGCAATTATAATTGAACCATCCTCATTTTGAGTAATGAGAGAATCAACAAGTTTCTTAGTTGCATCTGTAAGAGGTACCGTACCTGTTGACATGTTCAACGTTCGCACACTGTCTAGAGTTGTATCAGCTGCATAGAGAGTACCTTGAATACCTGTACCACCAGTCACTTGGAGAGCACCACTGGTCTTTGAGACAGATGTAGTTGAGTCTGAAATATGGGTGGATGTCGTAACGAGGGAACCTACATTGGCTGTACCTCTAACATCAAAAGTATTAGAAGTAGCAGAAGTGCCCACACCTATATGGGATGCCGCGAAGACATTTGTAGAGTGGATGTTGGACTCAACACCTAGACCACCTTGGGTCAATACGAGTACACCGGTATCTTTGGAAGTAGATTGAGTTGCATCTGTCACCGTACCACTCGTTGTAGTAAGAACGCCTACATTTGCATCACCTCTTACATCTAGAGGTTGACCAGGTGATGTTGTTTGGATACCAATACGTGACTCTGACGCATCAACATATAATGTGTCGGTATTTACATAAAAATCACCATCGCTTGTCATCCTTGCTTTTTCACTCGCTCCTATTGATAAACGAATGTGTTGACCGGATTTTGCATTAATATGTGTTGTACCTAAAGCACTTTGTTTAACAGCAAAATCAGATGCTGATGCCATGTCTATATGCGAAAAAGCAGCTTGGTCGGAAGTACCCAACACACCTAGACTCCCTACAGCCACCCTTCCAAAAACAGACTTTCCATCTGTATCGGAAGCTGAAAATATATTACTAGAATGAACTTCTCCTTGAATACCCACACCACCCGTTACCTGAAGAGCACCGGTAGTTGTAGATGTGGATTGAGTACTATCAGATACATGAGTTGAAGTTGTATTAAGAGCGCCCACGTTAGCTGTACCTCTAACATCTAAAGTATAACCTGGTAGTGTTGTACCTAAACCTATACGATTAGATTCCACATCTACGTGAAGAGTTGTGGAGTCAACGGTTACATTTCCGTCTATATATACATTACCCATAACTTCAAGATCTTTGTCGGCGTACACATTATTGCTAACAGTTAACTCCTCGGTAATAGAAACATTTCCAGTTACATATGTGTTTCCATCCACAAGAACATCTTCATGTGCATAAATATTGGCATCCACATGGGTTAAACCGTAGACGTGCACATTAATATCTTCATCCATCTTTGGAGTAAATGTCTTATCAGTTGGTTTTGCAGTGGTGTAAGCTAAAGCAAACTCATCGATACCTTCCCTATAACCTATGACTACATTTGACAATGCATCTGGTCTATGCATCAAAATACCCAAATCAAGTGTTGTATCACTCGCTCCGTTGTTTGTCCCAAGTTCAATGAGAGCATCCTTGATAGACGTATTTTCAGTATAAATAACACTGGTATCACCATTTACTCTAAGATTACCATCAATAACAAGGCTATTTAAAATGGAAACATTACCTGAAACGATAAGGACATTTGAACCTGTGTCATCCACATATAAGTTTGAACCAACTGAAAGTGTGTGTTGAGGGTTCATATTCGCCACACCCACATTTCCTTCTGCAACTAAGGATGTATTGTTCTCGAGTTCACTTTTGATCAAAAACTGAACTGTATTTGATGTATTGTTAGAACGAGACACAGCGAGATCAAGAGTAGCACCACCAACCAAGGCATTTGCAGACTCACCGGATTCGGTGATCTCTTTTGTATCTCTGTCATACATAAGAAGTACAACCGATGGGGCTGAGAAATCTGGTTTATTTCTGATGGGTGATAAGTATACTGCATTACTAAAAGGTGTTGTAACATCTTCATCACTAGCATTAAACACAACCGTATTATCTTCCTGAGTCTGAGGATCAGGTACATTTTTCCCGAAGCGAATTTTAGTTGAAGCCTCAATTGCGGGAAGATTCTTAACACCACCCCTAAGTCTGAGGACTAAGTGGAGTGTAGACTCTTTCTGGATATTATAGTCAGCGAGGGTGCGACCATCTTCTAGTTGTTTTCCAGCAAAGATCAAACGCTGCTGATCGGGGGGAATACCCTCCTTATCTTGAATTTTTGTCTTCACATTATCAATAGTATCTGAAGACTCAAGTTCAAGAGTTATCGTTTTACCTGTCAGTGTCTTGACAAATATCTGCATACTGACAACTATATTAATATACATTGCTAAATTAATTTGCATAGAGTAAAGCCGCCATTCCATTTTGGACTCTGAGGATATTGTAATTTACTGCATATATAGGATCATTAATAGGTAAGGATTCACTCATAAGTTTCGCACTCTCTATACGACTGAAATTTAGTGTACCCGTTGGTTGAAGAGAACTTGTTAATAAACAAAAGCAATAAATGAAGAAATCGGGTGTTATAGTAAAGTTTGTATGATAATATGACATAGCGTCAATAAAATGAGGTTTACACCATTTGTAATTTGACAATTCAACCCCATTAATACTTAATTTAACTCTATTTGTTGTTGAAGTGAGAGAACCATTACGGGACACATCTGATGACGCCAAATATTTAACGGGGTGATTAAAGATGAGGTCTTGAACATTTTCTCCACTTGGTACACTCTTTTGAACTTGTGTTATCAACATATCATGAGTGCGTGTAGCCATATTTCCACGTTCTTCATTGTCTAAATAATAATAGTTTGCGTGCATCTCTACATTGGGAAAATTGGAAGCTTCAGTTCCCCAATATATTCTAAGCTCCACATTATGGTAGTTCAAAGCTACGAGTGGTAGAGCACATTGTGGACCCTCACAGAAAAAGAAACGGAGGGGGTAAAAAAATGACCTAGAGTGAATACCGGCACGAGCACCGATAGCGCTTCTAGACAGATTAGTGGCAAGTGTATCTATAGCAATCTTTTCACAAAAAGTACTATCTTGGGTGTCTACAACAGAACCACCGATTAGGAGTTCGATCTTATCAATTACTTTAGTCCAATCATTTGTATCTAAAGATTCGTTAGTGTTATCGAGAGTCATATAAATATAACCAAGCATATCACCTGACTTTTCAATCTGAACACTTGACATCGAATTATTTTTCACATCTCCGCGTATCGTCTGCTTCTCAACGGATTGTGAAAAATTGGAGTGTCTTTTAAACGTAGAATTAAAAAACGATATCTCCGGGTTGCCCATAATGAACTCATCCTGGGCACCTATTGCTACTAATTGAACAATACCTGAAGACATGTTATACTACTCTAAATAGAGAAAATTACAAGTTTGGTTTTCTACACACAAATTTTAAAACTAAAAAGTTATCACCAGCAGTTGAGGAGTTCTTGATGGTGGCACCATTTTGATCTCTAATAACAACACTGATACGATCAATTTGTCTAATTGGGTTTACATACTGGGTAATAATTGGATAATCATCCTTGAATTTAAGAAGAGAATCTGAACCACTGTGAGTAGTGCTATCAGTTACAATACTTGCGAACGAGCTTCTGATCATGCTCATATGCCCTTGTCCAGTGAGAACATTAGAAGCGCGATCATTAAAGATGGAATCTAATTCGTTAATAGATATGTAGCAGTGCTCCGTGTTATCTTTGGAATGAATGTGAGCCCCAAGAAGTCTTGCCTGAACTACATTTTTAAGGGGTTGTTGAAGGTGACAAGTAAAAGTGTTAGCGCTATCTTGACCAATGGAATCAATAGTTATAGTATGATATTCATATTTAAGGTCTGGAATAGTTTGGGGAGAAGTAACCAAAGCCATTTATATTAGCTTAGATTAAAGATCCGCCAATTCCATCCTCAATCTCGTAGCCGCCAGATTGACCAGCAATGAGAGCCTCCGATCCACAGAGTCCACCTGGAGTGAGAGCCTTAGTGTAAGTGCTACCATCTGCGGTGAAACCAGGAGCGCATGCAATGTCGTTGGGAAGATCGAAAAGAGACTCTTCATTGGAAGACTTAATTACGATTGGCTTAGGCTGATACTTACTGGATTGCTTGAGCATACCGATGACAAAAATCACAGCGATCAGGGTGAAAATACTGATGAGAGCATTTCTGTTGGTACGGTTAAGGTTTAACATTTATAATGTACATATATAATTTTTTCAAAAGTGCGTTAAAGGTAATTTAATAGTTTCCCCATAGAGAGTAGATGGACGAAGAAATTGTCATTGATCGTGGGACTACTAATGTCATGAAGTTGGACGCCGATGAACAGGCTCTTATGGATGAAATTGAAATTACCAGTTCTCGTCCTCAGCCTGTACGTCGTCCTGCACAAAGTAGACAACCTCCTCCCTCACAGATGCATCACCAAGAAGCTATGGATGCATTTGTTAACCCAAATAAACAGTCAGCTCCTGCTCAACCTCAAATGGATGAAGAGATTGATTACGGTGAAGATGAGCCAATGTTTTTTGATGATGGACCAGATGAGGGTCCTGGTGGTTCTCAGAGTGAACAAGCCTCTAAGGGTTATAGCTCCGTAGATGAAGAGAAGAGTGATCTTCTCAATAAATTATCTCGTCTTGAGAAGAAGGGTTTCACAGTCAATAAGAGGTTGAACGCCTACTCTAATGTGGATGAACTTCGTACGGAGGTTAAGAGGATTACTTACAGTATTGATGTTGAACAGTCTATTCGCTTCTCACGTCGTATGCTTGTAGCCTGTGTTACAGGTCTTGAGTTCCTTAATAAGCGTTACAACCCCTTTGAGATTCAATTAGAGGGTTGGTCTGAAAATGTAATGGAGGGGGTAGATGACTATGATGGAGTCTTTGAAGAGCTTTACGTGAAGTATAGATCCAAGGTGAACGTTGCTCCAGAGGTCAAGCTCATCATGATGCTTGGTGGTTCCGCTATGATGTTCCATCTTACCAACTCAATGTTCAAAAGCGCTCTACCCAATATGAATGACGTTCTCAAGCAGAACCCAGACCTCGTAAAGAATATGATGTCTGCTGTGCAGAACACAACCCGTGCACCCTCGGGACTTGGTGATGCATCACCAGTTGGAGGAACTGGTCAATATGAGATGCAGGGACCAGGAATTGATATTTCCAGTCTAATGGGGGGAATTTCAATGCCACCACCACCACCTATGAACACAAGTATGGCAAAGGCGGATTCGGTGGATATGGACGATGATGTGTCGGATATCATATCCATTTCGGGAGATTCCACTGGAGGGGAGATTAAGGAAGTTGCAGTCGGTGGAGCCAAACCCAAGAGAGTCCGCCGAAAGAAGAAAACTGAAATTAATCTCTAAGTAATGTATAAATGATAGGTTACTGTCCTTTGGAGGAACTAGAACCTCCTTTGCGGCGTGAGCAACCCGTCGTCACAAAGAAGGTAGAGGTCAAGTCGGAATCCACTGACCTCGAAGATACTGAGTGCAATTACGTCGTCATGGCTTTCATTGTCGGCGTTCTTTTTTTAGCCGTCTCTGATTCCATCAGGGCATAATTAAATTAAATTGATTCTACCTTTGGGTTTTCCCCGAATGGTAAAATTAATAAGCAAAAGTTTTAATTTCTGTTTGTCCACCGCTTCCATTATTAAGAGCTCCTGTAAGTGTCCAATCTCTTGTTATTTTTTCGAGTTTTCCACCACACGCCGTTGATAATTCGATATAATAATCGTATGAATATGCGCGATCGACATGAGTATTATACGGTACCATACTTATACCTCGTTGTCCAGTACCAACAATAGGAGCCCATGGATAACTGTTATTATCACTACCAAACAAAGTCATATGACCTAATGTAACATTAGAAGTTGGTTGAGATTGGTCACCAGTTCCACCGGTGCATTCTACATTCATAGTATTTATATCTTGCACTGTTGAACCATCAGTTCTCCTCAATATTGCAGTTACCTTCGCGTAAAATGCTCCCTCTGAAAATAGTAACTGTATATTTTTTGCATCACCAGTTCCGACATCAAATGTATGCGAGTAAAACTTACGTTGAACTTCACCGGTTCCACTACCAAGTATAGTACCTCCACCAACTTCAAGAGCTGATGAAGCAGGTACACCACCCAAATTCACTGCAAGAAATGCGAAATCAATATTACCAGCTACCGATAGATCTCCAGTCACGTGAAGGTTACTGTCTACAGTTGTGTGACTTGTTGCTGGTTGAATATACACATTACCCGTAGTATCCGAATAAATATTTGAAGTTCCACCTGTTGTAGTAAGTTCTACAGATGCATTTGAAGAAATACTCTCAAATCTCGCAACACCTGTTCCACCCAGAAGTGAGTTTCTATGATCAACTACGTGTAGCTGACGTCCGGGTGTAGGTGTTCCCACACCTACGTTACTCGTATGAATCATGGTCATACAAGTTGTGGTACCCCCCGTTTGGGTGTTAGCTATACCTAAGGCTAAACCAGTTGTAGCGACCCCATTATCAAGATTACTGAAACCTGTGATTACAGCACCTTCATCATCGTTTGTATATATGAGTAGATTGGTATTATTATCATCACCGGTACTTTGAAGTTTCATAATATCGTGATCACCGGGTGATGTATCATGCACGTGTATGTTAGACGTTGGTGTCGCAGTACCCATACCAAATCTCCCATCTTCATCAAAACGTGCAAACTCTGAATCGGCAGTACTGGAAATCTCGTGTACAAATGTAAGTGGACGTCTCGTGGAGCCGTCCCTCACATTTCTAATAATATTTAAACCCAAAAGTGTTGTGGATAACTCTAAACCCGCCAATTTAAACGAACCACCACCATCGAACTCAATATCACCGTTAACGACAAGTTTTGTATTGGAACCTCTATTTGCTGCGGTATCTCCATTACCTCCAATTACAACAATACCAGGATTTTGTTGAGATGTAACGGTCAAAGGATAGTTAACTTGACCATCTGCTACCTTTAGAATCCCCGCGGGGATGTCGCCGTAGAAATTTTTCCCAGTACTAGCATATGTTTGGAATACGTGTTGAGCAGCAATGTGTCTGATTCTGTCTGGACCTTGATCTACAGATGAACCATCATTACCCTTAAATATTAACAACTCATTCTTTGTCTGAGCTCCCGTATAACGCCTCTCTACCATAAAAGTATTACCAGTCTCGTCACCGAGAACACCACCGAATGTGAGCTGATTACCAATAACTACATTACCAGAAACTTCTAGGGAACCTCTTGGCATATCCGTACCAATTCCCACATCCCCCGTAGATCCACTTATGTATAATCCAACACTGGCATTAGAAGCGACCCTCTCATGGTTATTTATAATTCTAAAATCACCGTCAACACCCGCCACACCAGTGGACCACCCGGATAGGTTTACACCATCTGTCTGTATGTAAGAAGTAAATGCATTTCCATTTGTTAGGTTAGTTTGTGCCGCTATGATGGCGTCACCGGAAGTTCTATTGTGTACAAGTATACCATTTTCTATGGGATCAGCTATACCCGTACAGTCTACTTCAATGTGAGCGACTGGTTGTGTCACTCCTATTCCCACCTTACCGGAACTCAAAATTGTCATAACACTTGTATCTACGGCGTAATCATCATGACCCATAACAATATCAAGTCTGGATTTTGATGTTCCAGCTGCGTTTTCGTGTTTTCCCAATCGAAATTGAGCCATCGCAGCATGTTCACTTCCACTACCTTCTCTGGCAAGATGCAAAACCGAGGCTAAATCTGTAGTACCTGTAATAGGTTGATTGTTGCTCACAACCAGAGGAATACCTAAGTGACTGTAACCATTAATTTTAGTTACTGGATTGTTTATAAACGATGTTAAACCATTTACATGGAGAGTACTCAAAGGATTTTGTGTATTAATACCCACATTTGACGATTCCAAAATAGTAAGTTTTGGTTGACCCATAGATGGTGTAGTACTTACAAATACGTCAAGACCCTTACCAGATTCAACTATATTTTCAATTTTGTTTTGACCATTATTTGGATGTGATTGTATTTGCATAGAAGTGTTTGCGGTTGTTCCGAATGTATTTCCAAGCATCAATACATTGGCATTAACTATAAATACGTTACCAGATACAGAGAGCTTTTGTGTTGGATTTGTTGTATTTATACCAATTTGACCGTTTGATGTAATTCTCATTTTTTCATCATTTCTGGTTTTGAATATAATATTTTGATGGGTATTGGATGTACTCGCACCATATATCTCAATGGAACTCACATTTGAAGAAGATGGTCCAGATTGGAGGATAAGTGGATTTACAAGACTATCACCACCATACCTATCCGCGTGTATTGTAATATTAGACGTTGAACTAATAGATTGTGTAATTAAGTTTGTTGTCATAGTGTTACCAAAAATCGTGAGTGTATTTGCAGATGTTAGGTTGGCATATATCCTTGTACCTATTGAGAGGGTATCAGTGGGTAGCACATTGGATATACCTGAAGTTTTTGTACCTGTAGTACGTAAACCATCTACTTTCACATTACCACTGATTGTAGCAACGTCTTTATTGGTTGGATCTATTACAACTATATCATTACCAACAGTAACATTAGAACCAATTTTTATATTTTCTGTGAACGTATTTCCAAATACTTCTAAAACATTGGAACCTGTATCTTCAACGAAGAGGTTGGAACCCACACAAAGGTCGTGGGTAGGCAAAATGTTTGCCACACCTACTGCATTTGAAGTATAAATATCACCGAATACATGTAGATTTGTAGAGATGGTGTCATCAATTGAAAAAGCACTGTCAAGTGGACCACCCGTGGTTCTAAATAAAGCCATCTCAAAACCTGGGATGCCTCGCCCATCATTTTTAAACCCAAAACCTATATTTGAATCATCTTCATCATGAGTATATAGTAACATAGGCTCCATTGTACCATCATTACCCTGACCGAAAACAATTGTTGTATCAGCAACAATTAAGTTTACAACGCGTTCATATGTAGCTTGTTCTCGGACAAAAAGATTACCTTCCATTCTCGTATTACCATAAATATACATACCACCATCAACTGTAACATTACCCGTAAAAACTGCTACGTTATTGGGATAAGTATTACTGGCATTACCTCCTTCACCTATAGAAGATATGACAACATTTGATCCAAGGCATATATTAGAAGCCTTAATACCACCTTCTACAACTATAACATTAGATGCAATACCATCAATTACAAGATTTGATCCAAAAGACATTTGATCAGTTACAATTACGTTAGTGGCTACTAAGTTACCATTTACAGTCATAAGATCTCTCCCGGATATATCAACAATTACTTTGCTTAGACCATCTTTATCTATTTGAAAAGCATTTGTTGGATTGGTTGTACCGATAGACAACTGGTTATTAATGAACATACGATCAGCTCTACCGGCAGCTTTGAGGTCTATTACAAAATCACTATCTTTATCCATATAAAGTTTATTTCCAATGGACACTTGTTTAGTTGGAAGGTTATTACTAAAGGCAATACGACCCTTTACACCTTCAATCTCAACGAGCTTAACCTCATTTGCTTCAATCTCTCTAGTTAGAATAGAGTTAACTCCTGTAAGAGTCTCTGTCTCAACGGGTTCTGCTTCTAAACTCGCAACATAGATTTGCTCGAACCTGGCGGTTCTACCCATTTATATATTAGTTACCGAATAAAATTCCGGCAAGACCGTCCTTGATCCTGAGCACGTTATAATTCACTGCATAAAGATACATCTCATTTTGATCAGCCCTAAGTACACCCTTTTCCACTCCCCGTAATATAAGTTTGGCATTGTCGAGCCTACTGAAATTGCAGCTACCTGAAGGATTATAGTCTGATGCGTTTAATCCAAAGTGATATACGAAAAATCTTGTGTACATAAGATCTTCAGAATCAACCCTATAGTCTGTCACACCAAATCTTGATTTGTAATAGTTTTGACATGTGTGAAAGTACGTTGGTGACATATTTTCAAGTAAAGGTGTACCGTTTATATGTATATCACCGGTTTTGAAGGTAAAACGATCGTTTGTAGGGTCAATATTAGTGGCACTTAATCCAAAAAATATAGATTTAACTGGATGATTTAATGTGGAAATATCTAAATCATTGTATCCACCTGATTCTATAGTGTTATCGAATACGTTTGAAAATGGGAAATCTATACGCTGTGTTTGAGTTATTATAAAGTCCATTTGTCGTTTTACCATTGATTCTCTTTCATCTTTGTCTAAATATATATAATTTGCATAAACATTTATACGTTTTTGTCCATCACTGTAATTTAATAAACTGGCTTGATCAAAATTAATTCTAATCTCAACCTGGTGATGTTGGAGTGCCACTAAGGGTAAGAATGCTCCATAATCACAAAAGAAGAAGTGAAGTGGTTGAAAGTTTCTATGGGAAACACTCGTTTTATTTGTAAGTTCTTGTGATTTAGTCCAGGTATCTGCGAGATAATTGGGCCAAATGTCGGCGTAATAATCATAGTGTTGTGAATCAATTTTTTGACCTCCCACATACAGATCTATCGTAGAATTGTAAAGAAGATTGGAAGATACATTTGAGTTTTTTTCAACACCTTCAAGCCATAAAGAGTTTACGAGATCACCTAAAACTGGTATAGTAAAAACAGGATCTTTATCCGTAATAGTTTTTATGAACTTTGGAGCTTGGGAAAAGTTTGTATGCCTGGTAAATTTCATACGAAAAAAAGAGTGTCCATCGTCACTATTTAAGTAAACATCTTGGGCACCTCTGGAAACCAATTGGATCAATGCACCCGACATTTAATTATTATTTAGATTATAAAAACAGACACTTTCCCTGAGGGAAGTCAGCTTTCTTTTCTTCCGCAGCTTTACCGTGTATTTTGAAGCCACCTTGACGATAAATCTTCATTCGTTTGTAATACATAGCCGTGAAGAGAGACCAGGGATCGTGTATATCATATATATGAGGGTTGTTCTTCTTACCTTTCGTCTCTCTCATGATACGACCTATACTTTGAGTTATATCAGATTTGGGCGAAGCGAGAATAACTGTATCGAGAGTTGGAATATCTAAACCTTCGTGGGCTTGTGAGAACGTCGCAAAAATGATTTTCTTCTTTGAAGAAGCCTGGAGGTCAGCCTCCTTCATACCACCCATGTAGAGACCTGAACTCTTTAGAAAGCATTGGTGAAGCATTTCACAATGCTGTCTACGGTCACTTAGAACGAGGAGCTGCCTCGTACCCGCTGAAGCTTTCTTTACAAGTTCCACAAGCATTTGATTTCTCTTTCTATCTTCAACTACTTCTGTAATCATATTTGGCATTGAAATCTTCCCATTTCTCATAGAAGGTGGAGGATTTCTATAGTTGAATGATTCAAATGTAATTGGAAATACTTCAACTTGTTCCTGATTTTTCCTTTCAACCGCAAAGAACGTAGGACCCATAAACCAGTGAAGTACTTTCGTTAAACCATCCTTCCTCTCTGGGGTTGCTGATAGACCATAAATATGCTTAGGACACATTTTGAATAGGGATTGAGAAAACACCTTCGCGCATATATGGTGTGCTTCGTCAACTATCAAAGTTCCAATAGAATCAAAATCACTGAAACTATATTCCTTGAGGGAAAGAGATTGAAGCATAGCGATAACAAAATCACATTCAACCTCTTTCTTATCCTGTTGAACTATACCGATTGTAGCACCCGGACAAAACTGTTGAATACGTTCCCGCCATTGGTCAGCGAGAAACTGTTTGTGAACGACAATCATCGTGCGATATCCCAACTTGCAAGCTATGGCCAAGGATACCGTCGTTTTGCCATACCCACATGGTAGAGAAAGGACACCGTGCCCAGCTTTAATTGCTGCTGCCAGTGCTTCATTTTGGTGGGTTGCATCTCTGAGTTGTCCGACAAACTTGGCTTTGGAACGAGCTGGCTGAGGTCTCTTGTCATCCTTAGGTTGTCCAACTTTAGAAGTTCCGTAGAATCTTGGAACACAGACACCATTCTTAGTTGTTCTAAACACTTTAAAAGGTGGCGGAGGGAATCCATAATCCCCATTTACTATAGGTCTTACGGTAAGTTCTTTTTTAATTTCTTGTAAAGGACCTTCGGATATGAGATATCCAGTTCTTGTTAACATTTAATATATTAAAGAATTGAAACTTTATGTATATATATGCCAGTTAACCTTACTGAAAATATTGATAAAATTGAGGATGCAATTGAAAAATTCAGAATGGAAATATCTGAACATGATAATGCAAAACAAAGAATTGAACAAGATATTTTAAGACTTGAAGGTTCTAAAATTGTTTATGAGGGTTTACGTGACGTATTTGGTGATGTCGTTGGAGATGGAAATTCCAATTCAGACTGCCACCGCCAATCACCCAAAATGGAAACAGTTCCCGAGGAGCATAAACATCCAGAGGAGCATGCAAAGCCAGAAGAGTCTGGGGACATGTCACTTGAGGACCTATACAAGAAATACCGAGCTATGTAATTTCCATGCAAATCCTGAATAATTACCCACATTCCATACACCTGCAAATCCAATTTCAACTGTTATTTCGTCACCCTCTATAAGAGATTGTATAGGTTTACCTTTGACCTCACACATACACCTCCTATATCGGAAAGGAACTTTTACAGTTAGAACCCGACCATCTAATGGATCATCTACATGACTATTTTTTATTAAAAAGGCTTTGTTAAGTTGTGTACGTTTTACGTAGTCTGCGCAATTTTCAGGAATGATCAAACGTATGTATTTCTTATCGTTATGATCATACATGGGACAGTATACTTTCGCAAGAAACTTCATGTGTTTCTGTTACGATAAATGAGAATTAAAACTATAAGTACTAAAATTGTCACTGAGACAACTTGTGTGAGGAGCAACGGGTTCATAGGTTCCCGGGTTCCAAAGCATTTGTGACTGAGTGCCCTAGAAACCTCTACAGAGGCTTCAATACTGGAATAGGGTGTATTACGAGGGGACATCATACCACACATGGCTACATTTGGACATTCACCAAAGAACGGAAGTTGCCCATAAAGGCTCAGAACCCCCGAAGATTGTGAAAACTGCCATCTCTTTCCATCCCATTCAGAACCCCAACCAAAACGTATTTCTCTTGGTAGGGGTACATCTAATTCACCCAAAACTAAAGTTCTCAGTTCCTCTGGTGGCATGGTTAGAATATCTTCGGTCAAATTACAAATAACACATGATATAGTTTTATCATCCGACAAAACAACTGGTTGAAGTTTTAGCTTTGTATTTGTGACGATTTCAAGATCGGTCTTAAGTTCAACTGGTTGATCAAAATCAAATAAGATGTTTATGGCACCATAGGTACTATCACGAACCTTCTTTTCTGCATCCGGACCCCAATTGTCACCAAGTAACTTAAATGCTGGACTGTTATCTAAACATAAAAATAACATTCCATCTCCAATTTTAGTTCTATCTGCGAAATCAGCTGTATAACCATCCTCCATGTAGTCAACGTTTACAAGTTCCTTCTCAAACTCAAACTCCACACCAACATCTTCAAGAGCTTGTTGCATTGCATCACACATGACCTTCCCGGACACCTTTTGTGTGTACTGTTTGGAGAGTGCTACATGGTCAAAACTCTTGACAAACTCCCACGCAGACATTACATCCCAAGTTACACCGTCCATTATGAGGGGGAGGTGCTCTACTATCTTTTGTCCACCCCCACTCAATGGACCCAAAGCGTCTTTGAGGGATATACCCATATACTTCCTGGGTTTAGTAAGTACACGTGCAGCTAAAGATGTTAGAGTTCCATAATCTTTTAGTGACAATGACCGTAAGACGTAACCGTAGGCGCTGCTTTGAACTGGTTCAAAAATATCATCCCAATTGATACCCATATCATTGAACAGACTTTGGGTATTAACAAATGCTTTATCAAAAACTATACGATGTGCATGAAGATCTCTAATTTCTTCTGTAGGTTCCCACCATGATCCTCCCGCGGAAGTCTTTCTATCATAAATTGTTATTTCATGATCACCCGACCTGAGTATCTCCCACGCAAGTGACATACCTGTGGGTCCTGCACCAATGATATGAACTTTCATTCTAATTTAAACTAATATATTTTTACATCATCTTTGTCACCGCGGCGGGCATGGTGGTGCGAATATTTTTCACGACTGATGGAGCCGCCTCTGAAAGAAGATCGAGAAGACCCAATACGAGTAGAGTTTGTTGAATCATAACTACAGTCTTAGCTATGGCGCTGATAGGATACATGTCACCAAAGCCCACAGTTGATTGAACAGTGAAGGCAAAGTACAAGTGATCAAAAAAACTTGAGTTCTTATCTAATCCATTGAATTGTTCATCCTCTGCCTTGGAGAGGGTAAAATAGATGAGAGTGAAGAGTAATATAGCCACAAAGTTGAGACTGGCAGCTTTTAGAAGTTTCGCCATGATTTATAATTACACAATATTTTAAATAAATCCTTGGGTCTTACGTTCCTCTGGTGTCTTGATGGCATACATAACACTGAGGAAGATTATGGTTGATATGAGAGCAAGTTCTATATCCTGTGTGGCACTAAACGCAATCAGCATAAGTGACATAAACCTGAAAATGTTACTGTTAAAGAGGTATCTAAGTTTTTGTGGAATCCTTATGGCATTACCCGAAAATAAACCTTGATACAAAATGATAAGTGTAAAAATAATTGGTTGACTTTTTATAGTCTTCTCAGTTGTATTACTGAGGGGTCCAAGAAAAGATGACAAGGATTTCATTAATGTAACATAAGATAAAATTTCATAGTTTAAAAAAAAGTTCTGAATATAATACAGGATATGTTGTGTATAGCCAATATGAAAGTGCCACCTGTCAAGTTGGCGCCAAATCAGAAGGTAAAGACATGGAAATTTGCCGCGAAATATCTATTTAAAGAGCGCTTTACGGATGATAAAGCTGAACTTGGACGATGGACAAAAGGTGAACTTCTAGAGCTTGGACCAACATTTGTAAAATTAGGGCAAATAGCATCTACGAGGGGAGACCTGTATCCACCAGAGTTTACTAAAGAACTCGAATCTCTTCAAGATAATGTACCACCATTTGATTTTAGTCTTGTAAAACATCTTGTAAATAAGGATATATTCAAAGAGTTTGATGAGGTTCCGTTCAAGTCTGCGAGTATAGGACAGGTCCATAAAGCCACCTTAAAGAATGGTAAAAAGGTTGTTGTAAAATTAAAAAGACCTGGGATTTACGATATCATGCAAACTGACACAGAAAACGTGAAGAAAATATTAGATTTTATTCAGTCTATCGGTATAGATACAGGTTCGAGTTCCAATTTTGTTCTAAACGATTCAATCGAATATCTTCTTGGTGAAGCTAACTATAGACAAGAGGTTGAAAATGCGATTAAGTTTAGAAAAGGTTTGAAGGGTATTGATTGGATAAAGGTTCCGTATGTGTATAAGAAGTACTGTACTGATGATATGATTGTAATGGAGTATGTAGAGGCGGATAAAATCACGGATATCCAAATTAAGAACATCAATAAGAAAAAAGTATGTGAAGCTTTGGTGAATTCTTATGTGATTCAAACGATGGACAGTGGATTATTTCACGGTGATCCACATCCAGGTAACCTGGCTATTTCCAAAGATGGGAAATTGGTGTTTTATGATTTTGGTTTATTGATAGAGTTGGACGACGATTTGAAACAGGGTTTCTCCGATTTATTCGGATGTATTATACAACGAGATACGAAAGGGTGTGTTCAAATATTAATTAGGTTGGGTGTCATTGTACCAACATCTTCAGATATAAGTGATATTGAAGTATTTTTCGAGACAATATTAGGGTATCTGGAAAATCTTGATGGTGGTGCTATAATGAACGATGAGTTAGCAGCCGAACTCGCCATGGAAAAACCATTTGTTGTACCAACAAGTTTTGTATATTTAGCAAAGTCGTTTTCCTTAATTGAAGGGATATGTTTACAGTTGGATCCAGAGTTTGATTACTTTACGTACCTGGAACCATTGATTCAAGAACAGTTTTTAGAGTCTCTTGATGTATCTGAAATTATAAAGAACACTACGGACATTCCCTCAAAAATTGGAAAAATAAATTCAACTGTTCTCGGTCTTGAGAGATCGAGAGCAGGGATGAAACGGTCTATGATTAAAACAAGGCAGGAGATACGTGTTGTTCAATACAGTGTAATATGTGCTTTATTAGCCGAAAGATTCAGTGGGACACCGTTTGCTGCTATACTCGTGGGAGTTGCTATATGGATTACTTTTCGTAAAGATCGATCTTTTTAGCGTTACTCTTTTTTTTCGTCTTAGTTTTCTCATCTTTGTTTTTCTTGATGATATCCTGATGTTCCTTGAAATATTCCTTAACGCGCCTCTGTTCATCACGCGCGATGTCACCAATTTTATCCTTAATTCTCTCCACTTCGGAATTTCTCTGTTTTTGGATCTTCTTTCCAATTTTCTTAAAATCGTCTGTTTTGGCAAACCATGTCGGGGATGTAGCGATTGCGAACATTGTCTTATTGTTGTATTGTAAGGACATTTAATTTTTAAGTTGTTTTTAATAATTCTATATATAAAGTATGAACCCAGGTCATATAATATTTGTGTTTGTACTGTTATACAGTACATTGTTTGCGATAAACACAAATAGCTTGGAAAAGAAGATGTTATATACAGTATTACAAGATATAGACTGGTGGACTATAACTCATCACTCAGTTCAACATAACCCGGGTGTATCTAACTATCTTAAAGTACCATTCTACTTTGATAAAAACAAACTTACCAAAGTTTCCACTGGACAATTATATAATGCGTATTGTTTCACCAAACCATATGCTAAAATACAAGAAAAGCTGCAAAGTAAAATGTTCTGGAACGAGTATTTACCAAAACATGGTATTAGCGTCCCAAAATTGAATGCAACTACAAACCCCTACAGAGAATACGAAGACATTGACCCAGATAGAGATTATATATCTAAACCAGAGTTCGGGACATCTGGGAACGGGATTCAAATAATCAAGGGTAGGGATGTAAAACCAACTGAAAAAAACTGTCTTATTCAAGATAAAATTGGTAGTTGTAACTATGATGGTGCACGATCGTATCGAGTTGTTACGACATACGACGGTGAGGTTCTTGCTAGGTATGAGTTTAAGAATAATGAAACAATTACATCAAATGTTAATGGTAAAGGTAAAGTGATTGCAAATAAACATGACACTATCCCTGAAATTGAAGACGTTATACATAAACTTTGTAAACTCCACAAACGTGATTTTAACTTCTGCTTTTCAATTGGTTGGGACTTTATGGTAGAATGCGAAGACAAAGATCCCGCATTTCCAGATGTTTATGTCCTTGAAGGAAATTGGCCATCTGGATTATACGGGGACACTTTAAACAAGAACGACCAATTTATAGAAATGATAAATAAAAAGGCGCGAACATTTTACAAAATCAAGGGTTTATGAGTTCGTCTGCATTCTCAAACGCTTCAACTTCTCCTCAAACTCCCTTCTCTCACCCGGACTATCAATGACTTTACCAGTTGCTATAGCCTCAATCTCTGGACCTGTGAGTTGCATAGCATTTAACCTAAAGTCTTTGAACGCCTCCATTGATATAGGTACAAGGGGGTGTATAAGTTCATAGATGGCATTTGCATAGTCCCTAATCTCCTTTTGAGCACCGGGTTCCATACGAAGCCGAAGATAGTGCATTAAATTATGAAGATTGATTTTCCAATAGAACTCAGTGTATGTAGATTGTGGAAGATTCCCACGAGCCTGCTCTCTACAACATCCGTTCTCTAATAGTTCCTCGTATACATCAAAAGAATGACTGAGATGTTGGGTCACCTTTGTACCCAATTCATCTCCAACTTCGACAACACCCTCTGAACCTTGGTGATTCACCTTTGATTGACCACGTAGGGTATCAGGTTCATAATACTCCTTTGGAACTATCGAATATCGCGCTGACATTTCGTTAATACTGGAGGTGCGGTGACGCATATGTTGTCGTGCGATGTATATTGGCATTTTGATATGGAACTTAAACTCGACCATTTCGAAGGGTGTTGTATGCCAATGTCGGAGGAGATAGCGGATGAGACCCCTGTCTCCGCGTGATGTTTTTGTCCCATCTCCGTAGGAGACTCGGGCAGCTTGTACGATTGACGAGTCCAAATCTTGTCTCGGCATGTAGTCAACGAGGCGAACAAATCCATGATCCAAGACATTTTTCTGCATTAGGATTATATTTTTAGTTCCCCTCAATTCCTTAACCTGGTTAAAGGTAGTAGTAATATTTTTAATAGATGCTGAATCACAACGATTTAGTTATGGAACTTCCGGGTCATGTACCCGAATCATTTTGCAATTTTATCGTAGATAATTTTGAAAAAGATACAGAAAAGTACGTAGGTGTAATGAATTATGGTGGGAAATATATTACAGATAAAACTCTCAAAGATTCTACTGAAGTACGAATAACCGGTAGAGGGATACCAGTGTGGACAGATGTAGATAAGATTCTGGTAAAATATATAGAATCAGCCGTTGAAAAGTACACTCAATATCTTAGTGAGGAATATCCCGGACCGGAACATCCTGAAAATAAGCAAAAATTACGTACATTTCAGGCTATTCTAGATTCTATAGAACACAATGGTACATGTGACGGTGGATATAGTATACAAAGACAAAGTAGAGGTGTAAAATATGGATGGCATTTTGATAGTATGACTGAATCTTATCTTTTTGGATTATTGTATCTAAATACATTGAGTGAAGATAGTGGATGCACAGAGTTTGTAAATGGACGTAAGGTTCAACCAGAAGTTGGAAAAATCATGCTTTCACCCGCACATTGGGCGTATGCACATTGTGGAAATGAAGTTAAAGATGAATATAAATACACTATACCATTCATAGTTCATAATAATAAGGTTCCGAAAGACTTCCCATGCAAGGTTACAGCAGAGAGAATCCCAACTACTAGCGAAAATTATGAAGATATAATTGGAAGTAAAAAATTAGAGGTTCAGCATATGGGCAAAGAGTACCCGGTTTGTGTAGCTTTAAAATAACAAAAATTACTTCATGAGAATACCATAAAGTTAAAGAATTTTAACCAGTGGTATATATGTTGGGTGATAAGTTAGGAAGATCTGATGTTATTAATATTTTCCCAACAAAAATTGGATCTTATGTATTTCCAAATGAATATGAAAAACGTTTAAAACAGACATGTTTCAATATTATTAACAGTAAAGATCATGTATCTTATAATGATGATTATCATTTAACACATTATTTTGATCCCAAGGATGGTAATGAATCAATACTTGATTATCCCGGTTTTGAAGCTTTTCACGGTTGGATTAAAGGGTGTAGTATTGATTATATAAATAACACCCTCGGGCTTAAATGTGATAATGTAGTCATCACTTCGTGTTGGATGAACGAAACTCCAAAAGGTGGTTTTCAAATACCACATAATCACGATAACTCTCTTATATCTGGAACATATTATGTTAATTTTGTAAAAGGAATGCATGCACCTATTAATTTTATGAATCCCGAAAAAGTCGGAATATACGCTTCGGTACCATATTTAAATTTAGATTCCAAGATCGAACGGGACTCTAATTGGGATGGATCGTCAAAAATACAAGGGTACGACGTTGAACCAAATGAAGGACAATTACTATTATGGAAATCACACATTGGACACAACTACTGTTTTAATAATGCTGATAAACGTGTTAGTATTTCTTTTAATCTTATGCCGGAGACAATACCCGGTTTGTATAATTTTAAAATAGAAAAAGTTGCTTCGTGAGAATACCATAAAGTTAAAGAATTTTAACCAGTGGTATATATGTTGGGTGATAAGTTCGGAAGATCCGATGTTATTAATATTTTCCCGAAAAAAATTGGATCTTATGTATTTCCCAATGAATATGAAAAACGTTTAAAACATACATGTTTCAATATTATTAACAGTAAAGATCATGTATCTTATGATGATGATTCTCACTTAACACATTATTTTGATCCCAAGGATGGTAATGAATCAATACTTGATTATCCGGGTTTTGAAGCTTTTCATGGTTGGATTAAAGGGTGTAGCATTGATTATATAAATAACACCCTCGGGCTTAAATGTGATAACGTAATCGTCACAATGTGTTGGATGAATGAATGTCCAAAAGGTGGTTTTCAAATACCACATAATCACGCAAACTCTGTTATATCTGGAACATATTATGTTAATTTTGTAAAAGGAATGCATGCACCTATTAAATTTATGAATCCTGAAAAAGTCGCACTTAATAAAACAACACCATATTTAGATTTAGATTCCAAGGTCGAACGGGACTGTAATTGGGATGGATCACCAAAAATACAAGGGTACGACGTTGAACCAAATGAAGGGCAGTTACTATTATGGGAATCACACCTTGGACATACGTACTGTTTAAATAATGCTGATAAACGTGTTAGTATTTCTTTTAATATTATACCAGAGACAATACCCGGTTTGTACAACTTTAAAATAGCAAAAAATTGCGTATAAATTATTTTGTGTTAATTTCCTTCGCCAAATCACCTATGTCTCTGTAGTATCTCTTAAGATCCTTCATAAACCTTTTGTTGTTCTCAAGGACTTCACAATCAGGTTTATTAAGATAAATCCATGCCAAATTTGACTTTGAATACTTTGTCCTCTTCTGATTCTCATTGGGTTTGCGAGCGACTAACTTTGTAGTCTTTTTGGGTTTCTTTGTACTTTTTACCTCAACCCTATTCACAAATGAGAGAGCTTGCATGACAGTGTCTGCTAGGTCATCCTTCTTCTTAGACTTGAGGAAAGTGTCTAACCAATGTGCATTGGTGGGTCCACTCCGAATAAAAGCTTCACACCTCTCTATGGCAACCTTCTTTCTCTTATTGTATTGCGCCTTACCAGGACCTGCAACATCTGGGATTTTGTGACGAGCGTCATATAGGATAGTTTCAGCTTGGGGACATTTAATAATGAAATATGCGTGTAGGAAATGCATCACTGAGATCATCTTCTTGTTACGGTCAGGTTGTTTCTCGATGAGGATTGTCTTGGCTCCGAGAACCCAAGGTCTCTCATCTAAGTGTTTTCGTAGGGATACATAGAGACCATCCTTATGTTCGGGTGGTACACCAGAAACGTCCCACTCCTTCACAAGGTTACCATTTTCGTCGTCAAGTAAACACATAGCCAGATTCCTTATACCAACATCAATACTTAGAATCATTACATAAATCTTTAAATATACCTTTAAGTTAATGAAGTGTATTGCCCATCGTGGATATTCCCTGAAGTACAAGGATAATAGCATTGAAGGTATAAGGGAAGCTATCCATAGAGACTACGATGGTGTTGAAATTGACGTACAACTTTGTGGATCGGGTGAGCTCGTTTTGTATCACGATGTATATACTCAATGTCAATACATATCAGATATGAATATAGATAAAGTGAGAGAATGTGGGATGTGTACACTTAGTGATGTTTATGAACAGATACCCGAAATAAGAAAGGTACTTCTAATTTTAGATATAAAGGGGTCTGATCTCAATATAGTTAAATCACTTTGCACCTTTTATAAAAATGAACAGACAGACAACATATTATTCTGTAGTTTCAATCGTAAAATAATATACAGTCTACCCAATCATTTCAATATAGGATCAACTTTTGAAACAACTTTTCACGTGAGCGAATTTCCATTGATAACGATGGGTCTAACTGCAGTTATTCTTCACTGGACATGTTTAGACCACGCATTTGTACACTACTGTCAAAGTAAAGATATTGAGGTTTATACTTATACACATAAGGAAGACGAAGAATTGGAATATATGTATAGATATAGAGTTGATGGAATTATTACCAACGGATTTTAGAACCTACGACCTTTCATACCCTTCATCATACCACCCATACCACCCATACCCTTGCTCATACCCTTCTGCCCACCCGGGGAAAGAGCCATAGCAACTACCATCGCCACGATAGCCAGGCAACACACCACGGAAGCGATCATAGCATACTTCAAAGGACCGTTGAAAGCATTACCGATAGAATCAACAATATCAGCAATACCCTTATTCTCGGTCTTCTGAGAACCACTCGCGGCTGCAGCGAGTTTACTCATTGTTTCGCTGTCATTTAGCTGCTTGGAAAGAGACTTTGTAATAGCGTTAGCTTGTAATTCCGCTACTATGTTTTGAGAGAAGTTAATCTTACCATTACACTTTTTAATTTCAAGTAAACCATCCTGTAAGTTTACAACTTCAGATATAGTATCACTTAAAGTATTAGTCTCGAAAGTATTTTTTATAATATTTTTAAGTTCCATATTAATTGTTTGATTCATATTCTGTTTATCACCAAACTGCATGTTACCAGCTTCTGTAACCTTTTCCATAGCTGCATCAGTCGAGGCTTGTAAATCAGCTTCTACTTTACTTTTGACCATCTGAGCGGTTTCTGCTTCCATTTCTACACTAGTTTGTGATTTAGCGCTAATATCCTGGCTAAGATCAACATCACACTTAGGACCCATCTCACCAATAGTCACCTTCACCTTCTGAACATTGCCCATAGATGCGGAAAGTGTAGTCGCGGTATTAACTATAGTCTCATTAATAGTTTCATTCAAAATATCCATGTTAAAGGTTTGATTAATAGTTTGTGAACCTCCTCCTCCCATGGTTTTTTTATAATGGTCTGAGAAAATAATATTTTTGTATTTCAAATGAAACTAAACAGACTTCTATTAACTCTGTCCATCATCATAATAATTATTTGGTTGTCTATGAAGCACAGGAGAGAATTATACGAAGAAGCAGATAAGAAAGCACTCGATGATTATCTTATAGATTCAGATAAAGTGGATCCTGATACTATTAAAATTATGGTAGAAAAGTTAACAACGGATCAGGTTCTTCTATCCAAGTTTTACAGTGCTGCTCAGACAGACGATCGTGTAACTCTTATTAATTTAACAATGGATGTGTAAAAAATATTAGTTTAGTATAAATGAAGAACCAGAACATTATTTACGGTGTAGTTGCCGCTCTCGCACTTTACATACTGTTTACGAGATATGAAAAGTACACAGAAGAAAAGATCAGTCCCAACGATGATGTTTTTGAAATTGTCAGGAAAATTGAAGAGGCTAAGAAGGCCAAGAACAAACCACAATAATTTCTTGGATTAATATAAGATCCCATGCCTCAGACTTGGGTACATGTTAAAGCATTGAAAGATTATAATAGGGCTCCAAATTCATGTAACGGGTTTATTGCAGATAATTACTGCCGCAATGCGAACGAAATCCTTTATGGATCAGCCGAAATTGATAGAGGTGGAGGGAGTAAGTGTCGCGCGGTGAGTGTTTGCACGGATAACGTTGATGGTGGTGGAGGCTCAAATCCATGCGCTCACAATGCGCCTGTAAAAGCTAGAAATAGAAGATACATACACCAACACCATGGTTGGGCGGGTCTCCCAGCAAATGGTTTAGGTTTGGAGTGTGAGTGGGATCAGCCAACTGATGGAACGTTACGGACAATGTCCAGTCAAACCAGGTATACGAATGCAACTATTAATAATTACCGAGGCACGGCGATGAGTGTATGGGACCAACTTGTATGGGGTATAAAAGTTCATAATAAAAATACCGAGGGTCGGGGATATTGTAATAAAATTGAGAATTTATTGAAACAGGTTCATAGTAATGGTGATACGTGTTACGATCTCATAAAGGAGAAGAACAACGGCTCAACAGCTCAGAGAAAGGGGGTCGAATATTGCAAAAAACATCCAGACAAGCCTCAGTGTAAATGTATTAATATTTCACAACCTGGGGGTGTGACGCACTGTTTGGCTAATTCCAATCTCCCTGGGTGTGATAAGGTTGCGAGTACTTTTAACGGTATTCCGGAAAAGGCGCGAACACAGTTTAGCTTACAGAATCAGTCTACTGGATGTTTTAATGGTACAGCTTGTGCGGGTAGTGGATTCTTTTTACCAGAAGCTGTACCAGCTGTATGTAATAATACAATTACTGTATGTGAGCAAACTATTGATATTGGTGATATAACCGGTGGTGAGGTTAACATCAGTCAAGCAATGGAATGTGGGAGTGAAGGAGATGTTGATAAAGACGGTAATCCTATAGATGATAGACCACCACCTCCAGCATCTTTTGAGGATTTCAAAACGAACCCCTTGGCTTATTTTAACCCAGGTAAGGTCACCAGTGATAAAAGAGCTGCAGCGGGTACTGGTGGGGTGACTTTCCTTACATCTTGTATGTGTTGCCTTCTCATACTTCTCATGATTATGGTTTTAGGTGGAGGAGGTGGTAGGAAAGCAGGAGCCAGATTTAAAAGGTGAGTATATTTAAATGGGGCTTCTTGATGACGCGAAAGCCCTCCTCGGTCCGGGTATGTCCGCGGCACCAGAAACAGCAGACCCATGCGAGCCACTGAAAGAGGAATCAGAGAGAATATTTAAAATGAAAGATGGTCCTGAAAAATCAGCGGCGATATCTGCGGGATTGCAGATGATCGCGGCTCAGGATTGTGAGGAGCAGCTCGGATATTATGATTTAGTAGATGAGTTCTGCTCGAGAGATAGTCATTTTGTCGGGATGCAGATAGGGCACGGTGAAACGTGTATGGATAAGGATATACATGGTGACCAAGCGGCTATATGGTGTATGAGAAAGGATATTGATGAAGATACCGGGATTGAAAATGACTATCCAAGAATGAAAACACGAACAGATGTTTGTAATGAAAGGGGGTTGAAGTCTAGATGGCACTCAACTAACGCTAAATACTGTGAGTTATACCCCGAAGATGACTGGTGTAGATGTTATAATGTGAAAGAAAACAAAAAAATATGTTATGCTGTCGATGAAGAAGGTAATCCAAAAAAGTATGGACCAAAGTCTAAACCGGCAGCTGGATGTAATTTATTTGACTCCCTTGAACAGAACAAAGTGTTTTATAAAGATGGTTACCAGATTTATAAGGATAATATGCATTGCACACGAAATACATGTACCAGACCTACGTTTCAATATATTCCCGAGGGTGCTATGAGTAGTTGTAAACCAACATACAGAATGTGTGACAAGGACATTGATATAATTAATTCATCTTTAGGCACGATAGTACTTGCTTGCAACGCTGATATGCCGGAATCGGAAAAACCCGATTGGTGGGACGAGGAGGGTGATGGTGATGATGGGTGGCTAAGTGGTTATAGATCTCCACCATTTGATAGTTTCCCTTTAAATAAAACACCTATAACTGAATGGCCCGAAGAGTTTGATTGGGAAGACGATAATGTTAGATATTTAACATTTTATAGTATAGGGTCTTCAGTTCTCTGTATAATCATATTGATAATAATAATGAAAAGCTTAAAGAAAAAGTAAAAACATATTGTATGTGGTGTTGGTGGTGTTGTCACTCCTTCGAAGGTAAGGCTTTAAGTATGCCATTCAAATACGATGATCGTAGAAATAAGTTTTACACAACTGGTAATTATTGTTCATGGAGTTGTGTAAAGTCTCACGCACTTGAAAGATATGGGTGTACGGTGGGTAGCCGTATTAATGGCAATGTAGTTATGATGCGTAAAAAAATGTATAATCAAATCGGACCAGTGAAACCCGCTCCAAGTAGATACAGACTAATAGAGTTTGGTGGTGATTTGACTATAGAAGAATTTAGGAAAAATCAAACAAGGGATATAGAAGAACCCAAACAGATTGAGACAGCTCCTATAGTCAATATCACAGTACCCGTTGCTATAGACACCAAAAGGATGGATGAGATAAAGAATGCATCGGCATCTAATAACGCACTAAAGCTAAAAAGAAATAAACCACTGAAACGAAATCATAACAACTTAGAATCAGCGTTGGGACTCATCATCACTCCCAAATCCTAAATTTCTTTTTTGTTTAGCTGTCGGTATTGATTGTGGTAATTGATCAGATTTTTTACTATGAACCCACTGATGTCCATCATGGGCTGCCCAACAGATGTCATACCGCTCTATCATTTTCCTGCATAAAACACAGGGTAATGATATAGCATCTCCAAGTGTGTTCCTCCTCATAATAACCAAATGACCATATTTCCTATGCAACCATTCTGTAAATTGATGGGATTTATACCCTTTTTTCAAACATTCACGGTACAGACGCCTAATAAGTTGCCTCTCTGCACACATATGGTTATTACTTATCATCTCTGGACCTTTAGACATATAACTCGTAACTGTGCAGTACTTCATACCGTACAGCAATTATTACAAGTTGTTCCTGGAAACACAAAGGCACACTTTTCACACTCGTTTAGGATATTAAGATCCTTCCTCTTAGGTACAAGTCCTTTAGAAAATCGCTGCAATTCTTTTACACTATAAATTCCGTACTGAATCATAACCTCCAAAGGAGGGAACTTCATACTACACTGTTAGCAAGACAAATCCTTAATTGGGTTTCATGCAACATGGAAAGAGTCCCGCAATACTTTCTTTAGCCTTAAGCATACCAGCAAATCCATCAATAATAGGTGGGACCATAGTCTTGAGAATCTTCTCAAACTCACTGTCCTTCTCACCCTCATCAATTTCCTCGATAAGGTGATAAAGAATGGCAATAGTGAGCTTCTTCTTCTGGGGTCCGGCAAGCTTCTTGAACTTGGCGGCGGTCATCATAAGTTTAGCAACGATAGGGGGGATGTCCTCTTTTTGGAGACCATCACCCAGGTAATCATTCTTAATCTCTTCAACGAGAGTAACAACTGACTTAGCGTCAATTCTTCCAGCAAATCTTTCAAGTATCACGTCCATTTTATAATCTCTGTTTAGAATAAAAAATGAATACAGATAACGTGATTGCCGGGATTGCGTTTGGTATTGGTTTTGTACAGATGTATCAGGATTTGATCAGAAGTGAAAAAATAAACGAAAGATCAAAAAATGCCGTCCTGTTAAGTATTTTAGCCAGTTGTTTATGGCTTACATATCAGTCAAGAAAGTATGGTATGAACTTTACAGTAGCTTATACAGGTATTGGATTGGCTATTCAGCTTTATGTGCTGAATAAAATATTAATTAAAGAAAGTGAAACAATATTAATTAGGTAAAAGATGGGTATTTTCGATCTTAATACAAAAGCTGTAGTTGTAAAAGAGCCTTTTATGGGTTCAAATCTATATTACATAGACAATTTTTATAAAAATCCCAATGAAATATCGGATTTATTTAAAAAATTACCAAATATACTATATGACGATTGTGAGTCTCCGTATTCAGATAGTTATAATGGTGTATATTTTCTTGATAAACGAGTTATGTTAAAAACTGATGAAATTGTACATGCATGGAAACATTTATCAAATATGATTGGTGGTTATTTACCGGTTTGGCCTCATGGAAAATGTAAAGATGTAGTAGTCAATCAATTTAAATTCCTGGATAAAAAATTTATTGCATGTAAAGATAATTTTTGGCATCCTCATAACGATTCAGGATTTACAGCTCTCGTTTACTTTAATAAAAATGATGATATATGTGGAACTAATTTATATAAAAGAATACAACCCGACTTACCAAAATCTAGAGGAGAACATGTTGATCCATGGAGATCTAATAAAAATTGGGAAAGAATGACAACCTTAAAACCAGCTTTCAATCGGTGTGTTATTTTTGATGGTGATAAATTTGCACATGGTATGAATGTAGTAGATGATAGATACTCGGGGGAAGAGTATAGAATGAATCAAGTCTTTTTTTTCGGAAAGGATTCTTCGGAATGTTTTTCATCCACCGAATAATTATCGTACTTAATAGGCTTAAGGATTTTCTACGTCATCACTGTAGAAATGTCTTCTATCATCTGTGCTCGTATTACTCCCAAGCCTTCTACTGCCTCTTCTACCAAGAAGGTGAAGTCGGTTTCACAATCACCTACTAAGATCCCAACCCCGGGAGCCCTGGACACAGGTGTCATGAAGACTGCGCGATTCGCTGAGGCTGTTAACGGTCGCGCCGCCATGCAGGGTGTTCTGTGGGGTTCTCTTGATTGGGTGATGTCTGGTGAGAATATCGTTCAGCAGCTCGAAGATCCTATGTATGCGGCTGCTGCCACTGGTGTTGTTACTACACTTGCTGCGGCTTCACTCATCACCGCCAAGGACTTCGGCAATGAGGAGTTTTGGAACTTCACCCCCGAGGCTGAGCTTAAGAATGGTAGGCTTGCCATGCTTGGATTCACTACCCTATTGGGATTGAGTGCCATGTAACCTAAAAAATCTATTATTTTAATTTTTTCATTCATTGTTAATCTTCCTGTCCTACGTATCACGTACGACACGAGCATTAAGAGAATATATACATTTACAGCTATAGGTCTCATCCTCTATTGTAGATTTAGATTACTTTGGGGCGCATTAAACCTCCAGCCCTGGTGGCGAGACCACGGGAGAGAGCCATAGCCTTGGGTTTAAGGATGTAGAAAGAGGCGAGGAGGGTGCAAATATATAAGACGAGACTGAAAGCGGAATAACCCTTCTCAGCCTCCTTGGCATTCTCACACTTGAGAGTCCAGTTGAGAGCCACTGCGGATCCAATGAGACCCATAATGGAATATATGAGGGTAAAGACACCAGCTTCGTTCTTAGCAAGTTTGGTGAGGAGGAGGGTGAAGGGAATTGTGAGTGCGATTGTGAGGGTCGCCGCGAGATACTTGTTAAGGTTCTCTTGGATAGATTTACCCTTCATAGATTCACACTTGGAGAAGATGTTGATACCGATGGAAGCGGTCACCATGTAGAAGAAACCGAGAAGGAGAATACCACCAACGGTACCCCACGAAACCTCGAGATCAACCTTACCAGAGGCAATGCTCCTGGCGTTGTCGTACATCCTGGATGCACGCATAGTACTTGTTAAGCTAGCCATGTTTTATTATACTTATAGAAATTATTATAATATATCATATATGAAAATACCTGAAGTCATATTCGTAAAACATTGTCCAGATCTTGCGCCTGAGAGAAAAGTGTTTCTCGAGAAACACCTGAAGGGGAGGGTTCCCATCAAAGATGTTAGGTGGATTGAAGATTACAACCATGACCACATATTTGTACAGTGGTTGAATACAAAGTTAAACCTTCCATATGGTCCAAAATTGACAAGTAATTTTGTAAAGACTATCATGATAATGAAACAAATATTAGAAGAAAATATCCAGTCCAGTTTAATTATTGATGACGACTCTGTATTTTATAGAGATTGGGATTTAATATTTGAAAGTATACCCGATGAATTTGAAAGAATTGGTTACATAAACATGGGTACTTCTCCCTTTTTTAATTATAAACCAAAACTCAGGGAGGTATATCAATTGCCAAATAACGGTGGTATGGAAGTTTTTTGGGCGAATAATGAGTTTGCGCATGCATTTATAAACAATCTGAACATGGAAGAAGCTATTGATATTGTCATTCATGGAATGATGAGGAGTGCGGGTAAGCCATTATTAAATGTTCCAATTGCACACCAGACTTCCGATATAGAAAATAATAGTACTCTTGACCATAGTACACGAAAGTCTTCTAACTGGCAGGCTTATGTTATGAATTATCCAAGTGTACCCAAAATAAATTTGGATACACTTTTTGATGAGTTCAAACAGTTTGAAGTTAGAAAGAAAAAGGTTGAAGATAAGTTTTATGAACTGTATGATAAGAGGGTTGACATTAAGAATGTTAAATATATTCTTAATAGCGACCAAGATCATAGAGTAAATATTATAGATTTTGAGTTAATTAGAAATGAGGTGAATATTTGATCTCCCATAAGCCCCTGCACTATATCCAAATGTAGATAAATCCGTCATGTCCCGATTACCAGCGGTTATAAATAATTCTTTACATGAAGCGAGTAAAAACCAATCAATATAACATGCAAGCCTTTGATCACGTGTAACATCGTAGTTCTTGAGTGTGTCACATTTATACGTTAAAACAATGTCATGCTCAAGGGTTACAATTTTGTCAGGGAAACGCCTCTTAAACATATCTTTAATTTCACGACTATCACTTGCTAAAAATATTTTACCGTCGGTATCTTGAACTATTTTCATAAACTTTTCAAGTGCACTATCCTTGGCAAAATACGCCGGTTTAATGTTTCCATTTTCATCTTTTCCGTGACAACCTATATCCTTAGAATCATTTGAACATGCACCCCTTCTAATATGCATTCCATATGTTAAACCGTGCGGTAACCAATCTTTGTATTTATCAAGAATAGTTTGCAATTCTTTGGTTGGTTTTATAATTTTGTTAAGATTTGAATGAACATGTTGAAAATATTGGGGGTTTATAGCAATTCGTGGTTCGAACTTTTCTTCGCTTTGATCATCAGTTATTTCAAAACCCTCAAACTCAACACCTCTGTCTACCTCTAATAGACTCTTATATACACGTGGTTTCTGGGATCTATAAACTAAATCCGATAGACATAGAGCAACATTACCCCATCCCATAGATTCTGGGAGGTAGAATGTCATTATATGTATATGATTGATTTTATCTTTAAACACTCAAAAACTTTTCTAGATCTTCACGTGTCTTTGTTTGCTTCCACCCCAAAGACTTCAACTTATCCGCGCATATGTAATATCTACTATCATTAAATGGTCTATCCTCCACATAGGTAATCCAATCATCGTAATTTTCGGTTCCAATTATAGTTTTAATAATCATAATAGTTACATCCATAACAGATATTTCATCGTCGGATGCTATATTGTATATTTCACCTTTGTTACCCTTATTCCATACGATATCAACCGCATTTACAACATCATCTACGTGCATAAAAGCGCGTTTTATTTCAGATGAACGTTTACCATGAATTGTACAATTTTTACCCTCTCTTAGAAGCCTTTTAAACTTAGGGATAAGTTTTTCCGGGTATTGATTTGGTCCATATACGTTGTTACATCTAATTATTTTGATATTCATATTGAAAGATTCAATGTACGATCTCACTATCATTTCCGCACCAGCCTTTGATGCGGAATATGGGTTTGTAGGTTTCAAAACACCCGCTTCCTCGGTAAAAGGTTTATCTGTAAGTGATTCACCGTATACTTCGTCGGTACTAAAATGTATAAACTCTACATCAGGAATATATTTTCTACACATCTCCACAAGTATATGTGTACCGTATGTATTGTCCATTGTAAAACTCAAGGGGTCAACAAATGAATTGTCAACGTGACTTTGAGCTGCAAAGTGAAACACGTAGTCAAACTTAAAAAAGTTTATAGTTCTCTCAACAAAATCGGGGTCACATAGGGAACCTTCAAATAAAAGAGCTGCATCTTTATCAACGTTGGAAACGTTGGAACAGTAGTCAATTTTATCTATATTCACAAATGTGATATCTGGATACCTTTTGTGCATAATATTTATGAAATTAGATGCGATGAATCCGCAACCACCTGTTACTAATGCATTAGGCATTTACTTTAGTAGCTGCAAATGTTTTAAGCAAATTACACACACGATCAATATCTTCAATGTCAAGTCCATGATGGGCACCCAAAAGGAAGCCGTCCTTCATGATTTTGTCAGCGTTTGTAAAGTCACCCAGGTACTCACGGAACGCTGGATGCCTCGTGATATTACCAGCAAATGTTACACGCGTTTGTACGTCATTTTTTTCCAAGTAATTAACAATCTCTAAGCGATCTGGACATTGGAAGGGGATAGCAAGCCAATTGGGAATCTGTGAATCATCTGGAAGGGTATAGTAGGGACAATCTTTGAGGTTTTCAATGTACCTCTCTACGTTCTCACGTCTCTTTCTTAAAAACCCTTCAAGTTTATCTAATTGGATGAGACCGAAGGCTGCGTTCATTTCACAAGCTTTGAGATGGTAGCCTGCTACACCATAGAGGAACTTCCAATCATATGGAATACCGTCAACAGAATGATTGAAACGTTCACTGGGCTCCTCGATGTTGTCACCGATACGCCCCCAGTCGCGAAACATTAGGGCTCTCTTGAGATGTTCATCATCGTTAAACATCACCATACCACCAATACCACCAGCGGTGATAACATGACTTGCATAGAAGCTCGTGGTACTTATGTCGGTAGAAGGTGTGTGAGTAATAGTGTCTGCAGAATCCTCAAATAGGATTACATTTGGAAAAGCTTTTCGAATAGCTGACCAATCTGGCATGTTACCAATTAGGTTTGGAAGTAGGAGGCACTTCGTATCTGGGGTAACTACCTTCTTGAGGTCTTCAACACTTGGTACATATGTGTTTAGACCTACATCACAAAATACAGGTTTGAGACCGAGTTGTACAAGAGGAGCAACTGTAGTAGAAAAACCACACGCGGGTGTTACAACCTCAGAACCTTTGGGGAGGTTGAGAGCACAGAGACCTAGGAGGATAGCGCTACTACCAGAGTTTACAAATAGACCTGACTTCTTACCAAAAAGATCAGCTACCCTTTTTTCAAACTCCACAGTACGATCACCAAACCCAGCGAGCCAGCCATCGCGAAGACAAGCCTCAACAGCCTTAATCTCTTCTTCACCATACGATTCAAACTTATTGGGTGCATACCAAACTTTCTTGGGCATTATAGCATAAAGAGTTAAGTATTCTTTAAACTATATGAAAGTTTGTATACTTGGTTCAAGTGGGTTTATAGGAAAAAATATATGGCAAGGAACAGATTGGACAGGTCTTACGAGACAAGATCTAAACTTACTGAATCAAAAAGCGGTAGATGAATATTTCTTGAATAATCATTATGACGTGGTTATACATTGTGCTGCAACCATAGATCAAGTGAGTAGAGGAACTACACATAAAAACATCCTTATGTTTGAAAATGTTTCGAGAGCATTCAAGGGTAAACTTATATATATATCAAGTGGTGCAGCTTTATTGGGGAAACCTCCAACGGATCCTTATGGTCTATCTAAATGGGTTATAGAACAAAGAATTAAGCATCTTCCAAATGTATATTGTCTTCGTATTTGGGGATGTTACGGACCCGGGGAACTTCCGTCGAGATTTAGCGCAAAATGTAAGAGAGATGGACATGTTGTAATTCCTAAGGATAGATTTTTTGACTTTGTGAGTATCAAAACTGTTCGTACCATTGTACACGAATATGTAACAAGCAAAAAGAAACTTGTTAAATATTCTGATCTAGTTTATCCTAAGAAAATGTTACTGTCTGAATGGGCTGATTTTTTTGGAGCAACCTATGAAATTCAAGATACTTCGGAACTGGGGGAATCTTATGTGTCTAATAGATATTTTACGACAGAGATTTAGTTCCAACCGAGTTTCTTTTTGGGTGGCACCGGAACAATCATATCCGATTCGAAATCAATGTAAGGTGTCATATTTTCAAGTGAGTTCCCAAACTCCAATTTAGGGTAAATCTTTTGTGTCTCTGGTATGGGAATATCTCTTAGAGTTTTCACACCATAGGCTTCTGCGATCTTTACAAAGTTTATCGTGTCACCAAAAAGATCGTTTTTAGACGTTGCTGTATATTTTGATTTAAAATAACTGTCTTGAAATTGTTTAATTATTCCATAACAACTATTGTTTAGAATAATGATTTCAATAGGTAAATTATACTTTTTGACAGTGAGAAGTTCTTGAATATTCATTTGAAAACCACCATCGCCAGCAATGCAGTATATTTTTCTAGTTGAACCGGTACCAATGGCAGCACCTATAGCAATAGGAAGTGCGCAACCCATAGATGCGTTACTAAAATTTGTAAACAACATATTACTATCTCGTGTTTTAGCTGTTTGTAAAGTCCATACAAGATTACCTCCTATATCAGGTATAACTATACAGTCCTCAGGGAGATTTTCAAAAAATCCATCTAAATAGTCATAAACAACTGAGTCACCTTCACGTGTTTTTTCTTCACCGTATTTTATTTTCCAGTCGTTTATTTTATTGTTCCATTCATGAGGAAATGTGTAAGGTTCATCACAATAGTAAATGTTAACATTATTTAAAAAATCTTTAGCATCACACGCTATACCAAGATCAATTTTAACACCCTTTTCTGGCATTTTATCGATTTCTTGTGCATCAACGTCTATCATAATTTTTGTTGATTGTGGGGAAAACAGTGCACCTTGTCCTCCAATTTGTCTACTATCAAGTCTACTTCCAATGGAAATAATGAGATCTGCGTTTTGTAAAGCATAGTTTGAACATCTATCCCCATAAACACCTAGTGAACCCACACGAAGTGGGTGATCAGTTCCACATATATCAAACGCGCCCCAAGAAACAACAAATGGTATTCCAGTCTTTCGAATAAACTCCATTGCAGCTTCCTTCGCACCCGCCAATTTCACACCATGACCAAAAATTACAATAGGTCTCTCACTATCTTTGATATATTTCGATATGTTGCACAAAGGAGGGTTGCACCTCTTCTCTAGGGGTAACTCCTTTACCTTCCCCTCTATTTGAGACATTTGTAGATTTACGGGTAAATCCATGAGAACGGGTCCGTATCGGGGAGATTTAACTTTTACGATTAGTTCTTCGAGTATATCTTCAAGTTTAGACAATTCTGGTACATGGACAGACTTTTTGGTAACATCTTCAAACATTTTAGCGACGGGCATTTCCTGAAATCCACTTTGTCTTGGTTTTGAGTTGAAATTAGAAAGATCTTCCTTAGTGTTAACCTGACCGGTGATGAAAAAAGCTGGTATTGAGTCATACCAACATCCACATACACCATTTAGAATGTTTTGTACACCCGGACCACTTGTTACACACACACATGCTATCTTACCAGAACTTCTATAATACCCTTCTGCTGCCATAGCAGCGGACTGTTCATGCTGAAAACAATAATATTTAACTTTGGGGTTTGAAGAAATAGCATCAATAAATGGAACAATCGATCCACCGGTTAGTACAAAATATGTATCTATACCATTGAGGTATAAGGTCTCTATGATATAGTCACAAGTATTCATATTTTATAGTAAAAGTAAATCTTTAATTATATGATTTAAAGTTTTACAGAATATATACCATATATGATAGCTCTTGTAACAGTTCACGATCAAAAGTATGAACCACTCGCTGAATGGACTTTACATAAAAACAAAAAACAGTACTGTCAAAAACATGGGTATCAACTACATTACTCGGGTGACGGTGGTGCCTCTATTGCAGGAAAACCATTTATGGCTAAGGCTAATCCACCCATACCAGACACGCATATTCCTATAGGTTGGGGTAAAATTTATGTAATCCGAAAAATTATGCAACAACACCCAGAAGTTGAATGGATTTTTAACACAGATACGGATGTCATGATTACAAATATGGATATCAAAATTGAAGATATTCTCAAAGAACACGCGGGTCCAAATATTCACATGTTAATTCCTGCTGATTGTAACGGAATTAACTGTGGTAACATGCTTATTAGGAATAATGCGGTTGGAAAGGCTTTTATAAATACGATTATAGCTGGTCTACCTGTATATAGACACTGGTATCTATACGAGAATCAACTCATTCAAGATATGTTCATGGGAACTCATTTACGTGAAAATGGATTTAATCCCGGTGGATCTCTATGGGCAAGTGTGGGTAGAGTTATTCCACAACGTGTTATGAACTCTTATGACTATTCCAATCTACCGCTTCTCAAGAACAGACCTAATTACAAAGATATTCTTGGGAACGATGGAGAATGGGAAGAAGGTGATTTTTTAGTTCAGTGGCCCGCAACCAGTCTTGAGTATAGGATTAATGTAGCTAAAGAGACTCATAATAGGCTCTTTGGCGATCCTGACGCTCAATAGTTTTAATATGCCAAAGTGCAATAAGAGGTTTAGCCTCTAACATAGCAGTTTTCTCTGGAGTAGATCCAATAAGTTTCTCATGAAGATCGTTGGACCATTTGATTTCTCCATTATTTTTATAGTACCTACCTTGATAATCTGGCCAGTTTACCCACCCCATTTCATTAAGGTTGAACTTATAATCGGTAATCCAATCGGCGGTATAACCGGGGCAAATGTTAATTCGTGGAATAAACATAATGTCACCCTCAAAGGTTTTAATATTGGTAAGAAGCGCCTCTTGTGGCATTTCATCGGCATCAATAGCGAAGATGTAATCACCGGTACATTTACTAGCATGATAGTTTCTATGATCGGAAAACTTTCCATCAAACTCTCGTTCGTTAACTACAATCTTATCATCGTATGACTTAAGCACATCCCTAACTTGGGGTGTTACCTTTGTAGAATCAACAAGGATGTTAATTTCATCTTCCTCATCCTTGACCTTTAGAAGAAAGTTGATCAAAGAGTTAATCTCACGATCTTCGTTACAAACACAAATAGCGTAGGAAATCTTCACCATTTATAAGTTAAAGTAAACACTCCTTTAAATAACAATGAAGTATATTTCATACTCTTTATGGGGGGATAATAAGGTATATACTTATGGTATTGTAGAGAATGCTCTAGACGCGGTGAAGTTTTATAAAGGGTGGATTGTAAGGGTTCACTATAATGACACCGTTCCCCAAAATATAATCGATTGGCTCAAAAAACAAGATAATGTTGAACTTGTCCACCATCCAGGTGATAAAATGAAAGCATCAAATAGCCTATGGAGATTTGAAGATTTATTCATTAAAGATGCAACTGTTTTGTGTAGGGATGCGGATTCCAGGTTTTCTGATAGAGAAGTTAAACTTGTAAATGAATGGTTGGAATCTAATAAAGATTTTCATGTCATACGAGATCACAAACACCATATGGTACCTATTCTTGCCGGAACTTTCGGGTGCCGAAATAATTGTTTAGAACGCATTGGAATCCCCATCCCCCTTCATAATATTAACGGTATACCATGCAAATATATTAAGGGTTTAGAAATGATGAATTCGTATTTGGAGAGGGTGGTATTTGTCAAACGTGATATATACTTAGTTGATCAGGTGTTTCTAGCGCAATACGTTTATAATTGGGTTAATAACACAACTATGTTTCATTGTAGTCATAATGCATATGAACCACATGCCATTCCAATTGTTCCAGTTGAACATGGTTTTGTTGGTGAAGTTGTAACAGACTGCCCCAGAGCCTCAGAAATTATGGGAGATAAAGAAACTTCTTTTGAACGGAAAGGAGCGTATTAAAAAATAAAGTTGTAGTAGATATAAGTATGGATAATCACGCCGAAATAAAAGATAAGTGTGACGGTCTTGATACACGATTAGAAGAACTTGCAGCTGATATAAGAGATCTTCCGACAAACTACAAACTTATAAGTAAATATAATAACATAGATGACGATTTACAAAAAATGTATGACTGGTATCATACAATGAAAGACGTATTAAAGCAATACACTCAAGAAAAGCAAATAGTTGAAGCCAAACTTGAGCAATTGGATACCCAAACTAAATCCCTAAATAACGAAGTTCAAAATCTTAAATTACAAGAGTTTTCTCATGACCAACACGGAGGCTCGTATTCACAATTACCTCGTATCCAGCGTCCGTAAGATTTTTACAGAATGCTACATCCTCGGAACACATATCTCGTAATAAAGTCCCATCTTCAGTTTCCATTTCTATAAGTGGATAACTAAAGTATGGATATTTAAGATCTTCTATCACACCTTTACGACATGCAAAGAATCCCATTCCGTTATACGCAACTTTCATATATTTTTCAAATGTATCAGTGTCCTCAACTTTTAGAAAATCGAATGTTCCAGATTTCTTAAATTGGTCCATATCCCACTCCTTAACAGCCGCGTAATGTTTTAGATCTGTCATACGATACAATCCCGACACAACTGGATATTTATCCGTGTCTTCTACGAGTTCAATTATATTTTCGGGTGTAAAAAATATATCAGAATCTATGGTTAGCCACACATCATAATCACTCTTACCATTGAATGGCTTTTGATCAGCTCCTCTCAATACATCTAAACCGAGGGTTTTCATTCTTGAAAATGGAACGAAACTTGAATATTCATTTACGAGTCTGACTTTATATCCACTTTGAATAAGTGTTATAAGTGTTTTCGACCAATTTGTTATAAATGAACCTGAAAACTCACGACCCGGTAACGCAATAATCAAATTCTTCATTACTATTTATACGTTCAATACTTTAAGCACCTCATATACAGCTGGATGTCTAACAATATCACGTTCATCCATTTCTACGTGTTGAATATAGTCACAATCCATACCAGATAGTTTATATGTAAGATAAGAAAGACCATTTTCTTCACTCAGGTCGGATTGATCAAGATCACCGGTAACAATTAATTTAGTATCGTACCCGATTCTTGTGAGTAAGAGGCGCATCTGGTTTGGTGTGGCATTTTGCATCTCGTCAGCTATAATGACAGTATTGTCAAATGTACGACCTCTCATATATCCAAGTGGTTCAATAGTAATGCAACGATCTATTTGATTGATGGATAGATACTTCTCGAAAATGTCAAACATTGGGCGCGTCCATGGCTCCATTTTCCTCTCCATATCTCCTGGGAGGTAGCCCATATCTTCATCGGCTGATACGATTGGTCGTGTTAAGATAACCTTACCTCTACCATATCCCTGAATATGTTCCATGGCAATCTGACAAGCGAGCATGGTTTTACCTGTACCCGCTGGACCCGTACCAATAACAATTGGCTTTTGTGACCTAAGAGCTAGCATATATTTACACTGACCGGGTGTTTTGGGAAACTCCATATAATTTAATAGATAATTATCTCTAAATAATAACACAAAGATATGGATAAAATATATTTTCCCGCCAATAAGTTTAAAAGATACAATCTAAATATTTTCAACTGTATATATTAAGATGGAGGAGTACCTCTTCATTCAAATGAAACCTACCAGGGGTTTTTTGAGTATTACAGATCCAAACAAAAAGAGTAGGTTCGTTTGTTTCAAAGAAAAAAGAACCGCCGAAACAGTTGTAGATTATGTAACAGCATTTAGATCAAATTATGGATTTTGGCCCAGTATGGACATGTCCAAACCTGTAAAAATAATAGAAAGTAGAGTTAAATTCAAGCCCAGATCTCCTTACGAATTGAGGAAGTACCTCACAATTGACACTTTTGATTACGATACGATATTTAACATGGCGAGGCGAACAAATGTATCCTTCTTTTGTGTAGATAATTTTGTACATGTACCAAATGGGCAGCATCAACATTTCATGAACTTGACTGGACAAGAATGGGATGGTGAGGCAGATCCAGTTGAATTTGCGCAGTTAATGGAGTTTAAATATCAAGTTGAAGATTAATTCCAACCTTTAAAATTAGTAAATTTTTGTTTAGCACCCTTTACATTAATTGTAACTTTAGAAGGTTTTTCTTCACCAACTGCGTGCATAGAAGCGAAAAGTACTATTAAATATAATCCCATAGATGGAACATCACCCGGAGATAAAGAATCTCCCACGTTTATTTTTTTATCACCTTCCTCCCAACTCGTTTTAGCGACTAACTTTCCATCTTTAAACTCAACCATTGATCCAAAGTGTTTTAGCATTCGGTGTTCTGGATCCCATTTATTATCCCAAACTTCATCTACCACTTTATCCATCAAGGATTTGTTGTTTTTATCAGTTATACCTACAAGTGTACCATCATCATCATATTGTTCAACGTACCAACAATCATGATCACCACCCGGACAGGAATTGTATTGGGGTGATTCTGCGTCAAAATTGTAAACATACGCAAAACCATTTTCAGGTTTTTGTTCATACGATGAACAAAACTCGGGTTTGTCACCATCACCTTTGCATTGGTGTACTTCGGGTAATTGTATGTACCCTTCAGTTTTTGATTCACCTTTATTTAACTCAGCTCCTTCTTCTGTAATAACGAGTTCTCCTTTGGAGGATGAATCATCTGAAGACGACTCATCTCCTTGACTCATGAAATAAAACACGAGAACACCGACAAGTATGAGTAGTAAGACTACACCTGCTATAACAATCATCTTTACATGTATATCAGAAAAAAATGTAATACTTAAAAATATCATTTGTTGTATACTAAATATGTGTGGCATCGTAGCTCTCTTCGGTGAGGACGTGGAAAATTCATCCCACCTACTTACTCACCGAGGTCCCGATGACTTCCAAACAAAAACACTTGGTAAATGTCGTATGGACTTTTATCGTCTCTCTATTAATGATTTAACTGATGCCGGGATGCAACCATTTAGGGAAGGTAAACATATGTTGGTATGTAACGGTGAAATTTACAATCACAGGGAATTTAGAACTGGTTCTGAAAAGAGTACAAGTGATTGTGCCGTACTTATACCTCTTATTAGAAAGTCTGGTATTGTGAATGCAGTAAAACAAATTAATGGTGATTTTGCATTGGTTATTACTGATGGTAAACGTATCATAGCCGCTCGTGATCCTGTTGGTGTACGCCCCTTGTTTTACACCCGTTATGCCGAAGATTCAATTGCTTTCGCGAGTGAGGCTAAAGCACTTCTAAGATTGGGAGCTAAGATTGAGATTTTTCCACCTGGTCATATATATGATTCATATCTTGATAGTTTTGTGTGTTATCATACTGGTTACTATCCCGTATTTAAAGTTACAGACCCAGTGAATCATAAACATATCCGTGAAGTGCTTGAAACTGCTGTGCATGAACGCATAAATAATACTGAACGTGACATAGGTTTCCTACTATCCGGTGGATTAGATAGTAGCCTCATCGCTTCCATCGCCACAAGAAAGTTGGGTAAAATTAAGACATTTTCTATTGGTTTAGAAGGAAGCCCCGATTTGGTAGCTGCGAGGAAAGTTGCAAAATATTTGAACACTGATCACACAGAAGTAAAGTTCACTATACAAGAAGGACTTACACATCTGAACGATGTGATACATTCACTTGAATCCTATGATACAACCACTGTTAGGGCAAGTACACCCATGTGGCTTCTTTGTAAGTACATTAAGCAACACACGCCATGTAGGTACATATTTTCCGGTGAGGGAAGTGATGAGATTTTGGGTGGTTATCTCTATTTCCACAATGCACCCGGGGTTGAAGAGTTTGCACTTGAGAATATGAGACGTCTCAAGCTTATTCACCAATTTGACGGTCTTAGAGCAGATCGTTGTGCAGGTGCTCATGGATTAGACCTCGTTGTTCCGTTTTTGGACAAGAAGTTTATTGATTTCTGTATGCACATTAATCAAAATCATAAGATGGACAAGATTGAAAAGAAGATCTTGAGGGAGGCATTTGAGGGGTACCTACCTAAAGATATTTTGTGGAGGCAAAAAGATGGTATGAGTGACGCAGTTGGAACAGACTGGGTCACAGAGATTAAGAAGTACGCTGAAGATAACGTTGATGACTCATGCTTTAGGGATACTAAGGTTATGTCACATGGTCATAATACTCCTTTGACGAAGGAAGAGGCTTTGTACAGAACCATCTTTTGGAAGATGTATGGACGGGATAGTGACCATTTGATCTCCGAAATATGGAGACCTAAATGGACAAAAATTAAAGATCCGAGTGCGCGTCTACTTATAGAAAAGAATCCTAACTAATATAAACATGGCTGAGGTCTTTGTTAAGAAATTCAATTGTAAGGATGAGAAACACGTTATGTGGCTCAAAGAGGTTGGGTCGGGTATGGCAAAGGTCACAGCAGGTGAGCGGTATGATATTACTGCTGTAGTTAACGACAATCCTATACCAGGTAGACCCAAGATGGCAAACCCTATGGATTGGGCTTATATACATTTTCAGTTGGCAATGAAATATACAAACGCGGTTTTAAACGCTGACGCCTTCATCCCCTCTGGAAAAAAGGATGTACTCTTCGATAGTAAAATCTCTAGGGTCTGAGTTTTCATCCATTCTAATCAGTAAAATTGGTCCATACGTTTCTTCGGTGTCGAATGGCGCAGGCAACGTATTATTATTTACAAGTTCACTATGTACAGGTTTCATTATAACAACATCCAGGTCTTCCCATTGACCAATAAATGTGGCAGGTCCACCTAATCTTAAAAATATTTCGTTTTTACTTGGAGCAATATCAAGGTCTATTTGTTCTATATCACCCAATTGTTCTTTTATCAGTACAGCCAAAGTCATCTTAGAATCATCTTACAAAAAAATATCAATAGAATGTAAATGATGAAACTGTCTAATAAAAATACACGGGTTATTTTACTGGTTATCGCAGTGGTTGGTATTTACTTACTTATGAAGAATAAGGAATTATACATCCCTCGTGAGTCTGCGTACAAATATGGAACTGTTGACACTAATCCTGCGCGTCGCACCTCTCAATTCTTTGACAATTGTTCGCCTGAAAATATGGCTGATTGTAAGAGAAATAATCCTTACGAAGGTTTACCACTCCCCTAAGTCGCTTAAAAACGTAGTTAAATCTTAAGTTAAGAATGGAAAACTCAACGCGTCAATTTGCGATTGACCGCATCTCAACTCTCCTCGAGATTCCTAAAGATGACACCATCTGTATAAATCTCGAGAAGAACATACTAAACTACGCTACTGAACAAGCGCGAAAAATCAATCAACAACCCGCATGGGATAACCATAAATATACCGGGATGTATAAACAGAAGTTTCTTCAGATTCAACATAACTTGAAGAACTCACCAGTTTTAAAGGGGTGGATTGTTGACAAAAAAATTAAAACTAAAGATGTGATTGATATGCGCCCAGAAGATCTTTGGCCAGATGGACCCTACGCTAAAAAGATGGAAGACAGGATTATAAAGGAGATGAGAAAGGCTTACTTGGCGAAGGAGAGTAAAAATCAAGATGGTTTCTTCAAATGTGGACGTTGTAAATCAATGAAAACGACCTATTACCAGATGCAAACGAGGTCCGCTGATGAACCCATGACTGTGTTTGTAAGCTGTCTCAATTGTGATAAGAATTGGAAGTGTTAATATAATACTTGGAATCTGTCCAATCTGTTGGCATATCACCTACAGACAAAATATAGTTATAGCCTAACTTCTTTTTCATATCAGTTTTTGTTTCTGCACTCGTAAATCCCAAATAATGATATGGTATTCCATGGTTTTGTAATTGTTCGATGGTATATTCAATAACAGATGGAATACCCGCTCTCGCCGTTATAATGATAATACGATACCCTAAAGCTTTCATTCTATGTAATAAATTAATGATTGGTGTATTAGGAGTTCCATTTGTCCATATAAGAGTGTCATCTATATCAAACATAGCAGCATCATTTTCACCAGCTGGACCTATCATATTAAAGTTATTAAAGATTAAAATACTGTGATGTTTAATATGATCGTAGACGTTAGTTGTGACGATGGATCAATCCAGATTGCTCGTGTAGTGCACCAACATGCTGGTATGTACGCAATAAACTTTTTAGAAGTGAAGAAGGTGGGTATTTACGATTTTTCATCTAATACTGAACTCGTATCAAAGGAATCTATTTCTGGGTTTTATGATGTAGATAATCTTGAGTCTACAGATCTATTTGTAAAGGTTAACAATGGTTACGAGTTGATTGATGACAGTGAAGACGAAGACTACACCGGCTCCGAGGATGATGATGATGAATCCGAGGATGAATCCCTTGTAGATGAGAATGAGGAGGCTTAAATAATACAATCGTTTTAATTTTATGGAGTGTCCAGTGTGTTACCAAGAACACACTGGATATAAACTCAATTGTGGACATTCTTTTTGTTATCAATGCATTTTTCATTGGTACCAAGAATATGAATCACGTACATGCCCAATTTGCCGCCAAGATATATTTTTTGATACACGGGAAGTTCACGTAGATTGCGAACATAATTCGTCATTTGATGATTATTTGCAGTTTCATGAACTGTTAGATAAGTATAGGGGTCTACATATAAAAGATATAGAATACCTAAGCTGCCAGAGTTGGGTAAGAAAAGTAACAGAATATAGAGCTAAGAACCCATCTCATACTAAATATACTTTCTATGGACTTCAAGGAACCCAAAAAACGTGTTACCAAAAACGACAAGAAAAACAAGAAACAGGTGTATTCGCAAAAGTGTCTACGCCTCAAGGTTGAGTTTTTGGAGAAGCAAACTCAAACCAGAATGTTGAAACAGGAACCACGATAAGTACTATAAAGGCTGCCGCAAAGGTTAGCATCTTACTTAAGGTTTTGAAAACAATATAGATCAACTAGAAGTGATGGCTCCTTATTACCCACCCAACGCTCATTATTCTCAGATGGATGTCAGTGATTATGACGAAGATCACATTTTCGCATTCATCGGTAGGACTGGGAAGCGTTTCTACTGGTTGACCAAGTTTCTTGAACTTGATTACCTCTGGTATGATAAGGAAAGGAAAGTTGTAGAAATGTGGGGACCATATCATACGCACGTCAACAACCAATCTGAACATGTCATCAGATGTGAATTGGATTTTTTTCAACCTAAGTTAGAGAAGAGTTCTTCAATTTCTAAAGATGAGTGTGTACAAGCGACCACTGCCCAGGCATAGGGTGCATCACGCACCTGGTTCCTATCCAAAAGCCAATCCATTGGAGGGTAGTGTGTTACACAGTATAATCACCCCATGCGACACAAAATATTTTAATTGTGTACGTGGACCGGTGTACAAGCAAGATGACTATCTTAAGGGATTGGAAAAAAATAACAAGGAAATGGGCATTCCTTACAAAGACCCACAACTACCAGAATATATCCACGTTCCTCCGGTGGAACGTGTCAAAGAACCTGAACTCACTTTCGTGGATAGGGTTTATATGAAAATGAGAATTCTTAAAAATGGAACTGTGCGAATAAAACTGGATCCCTCCTTTGCTATACTATATGTGAAATACTATAGTAAAGGTAAAATACCACCTCAAAAGAATATAATTCAGGCTTATAAGTCTATGGGTTTCAGTTCCGAGTTTCAGGAAAAAATAAAAAAAGGTTTTCTTAAAAATGTTGAACAACAAAAACGAAGTGAAAAAGTGATAAATAGTGTGTTCAATAAAGAACCTGTAAAAAAACCAAAAACGAAAAAGAAAAAGAAAGAGGAAGAGCCAGTGGAACAGGAAGAACCACTGGTAATTGTCGAAGAGCGGGAGGAGGACGAGGAAGAAGATGACCCTGCACCGGAGGATGAAGGAATGGATGTGGAACCAGTGGAGGAGGATGAGGAAGTTGAAGAACCCGCGGAAGAGGAATATTTATCAGACTAATTACGTTTTAAAGGTGGAACCCTAACACCCAATGATCGAAGTGAATGTCGCTTTTCCCGTGAAAGCTCGGTATCTGGATCTCTCTGGTATTCCAACCATATAAAAAGATCTGGCGTTCCGTCTATTTCTGAGAGTATATTAAGGTGAGTGTGTTTTCTACGAAAATCATTTAATCTGGTAAACATTGTAATCCAGTGATCTTCGGAAGGACATATCCACTCCTCTTTATTTGAAGGGTCTTCTAAATAGTCAATAGCACGGTTTAAGAATATATCATAATATTCATTGTAATCATAGTCCATAACTTCTTTCAACGGTGGATCAACTAACAACTCCAACTCAATCATTTCAATTGGAAAAGCCCATTGTATCATTTCAATCGCATCTGTGCTTGACATGATATACCGTATCATATCCGATGTTAACAAACTGCGTTCCCTTTTTTTCTTGTTTCTATTGTGATTTTTACGGTTTACGTTAAGATATTCCTCCCTGCAGAGTTCAAACGAATTTTCTATAATCACTTCTTGAAGTTCAATTGGTAACGCATCCCATAAAGTTTGTTGACTCATCTCTCCCTTGAATTTTGTGTAGATAATATTTTTGACAGCCTAAGTTACGAAGACTCTCACATAATAAATTACTTTAAAATGTTCATCACTCACGTCACTGTCGGTGATCTCATCCTTGAAAGATCCACCTTTTGGAATCTAAAAGAAGCATCAAATTACGCACGTGAAGCCGCTAACAACAAAATTTGGGAGTTTGGTGACAATCAAATCTACTACGGAGACGTTCAATCTTTTATTTACAAGCCGAAGTTGTGTGTAACTTCTGATCACATTGATGAACATATTCTTTCTTTCTCTCCTTCCAAAAGAAATCGCCGTAATGTCATGCGACCAGCACGTGGTTAAAATACAACTTGAGATTACACAGATGCTTTACATGGCTTGGCATTTTGCGCAACAAGAAGACTATGTCACACAAAATGCACCACTAACTAAGGATGGAACTCGTCGCGGTTACAAACCTGCTCACCCCAAGCATCCCATGACCATGTGGGTTGCAACGAGTTTGGAAAACTATATGTACGCGTGTAAGATTGGTATTGCACTGACCCTTGAGTACACGCGTAGATATGGAAAAATACACACATGTGCGAGACACCTCATGTGGCTTTGGGACAACCACCCTTCCCACTTTGAAGAGAGGCGTAGTGAGAAGGCATTTTACTCTAAAGAGGGCATACCCGAATGTATGCCCGAACAGTATTGGTCAGATAATGTGATGGATGCTTACCAAATGTACTATATGATGGAAAAAATGAGTTTTGCTAGATATAATGTAAAGGGCTGCGAAATAAGTACATCTTCTCAGGTCTCCTAATTGGTTCTTCAGTGTATCCAAATTCTTTGAGTATTTGAGGTACTATACTATTTTCATAGTCAATTAGTTCTACCAATATTGTTGGTAAGTTTTTGGTTATTACTTTCTTCGCACCTTCTAACACCTGTGGCTCATGACCTTCTACATCTAATTTTATAAAAGACACCTTACCATTGTCATAGTAGATATCATCCAAACGACGGCATGTAACCACCGTTTTACTTGACTGATCTGTACCATGATCTACATGTATAGAAGTTCCACCATAATTTCGCAATCCCGTAGTTTTGACTTCATTTGGTAAATACATATAAACGGATTCAGAATTGTTTGAAAGTGCTACAGGTATAGAGTGTATTTGATGTTTCAAATTGTTATTTTCAATATTTAAGTCTACTATTTTATGATATACAGGTTCAAATGCATATACAGGACCGTAATCTGAAAACATCAATGAATTGTAACCTATATTTGCCCCTATGTCAAATATCTCAGTTCCAGGTGTGTAATATTTTTGAATATCTTCCCTCATCCATCCATCCCACTCACAGCCCGCATTTATAGTAGGACCTATATACTCATCATTTGCTATAGTGAATACATTATATTTACCATTGTTTGTATTTTTTAAATTAAGATGGATATTACTCATGCGTTATAAATGTAGTTAAACTTTATATTATATAATATAACAATGCTTGGAACTCTTTATGGTTGGCGGTTAATAAAAAATCCTATGGAATCTCTTGCAGTTGATCCGGCAGTTTTTCGTGGTCCTATTATAGATTGTGAATATTTTTGGGACAAACGCGCCGAGCCCGGTGGAGAAGAATTTGTACAATCTAACCTTTGTACATTTGCTACAACTTTGGATGTGCACGATCTGATTGAACCAACAGCTGAAAAGATAAAAGACATGAATCCCGGGTGTACTCTTCAACTTTACATTACTATTAACACTACTGATGTACACCCAGATATTATTGATTGCATGAAAAAGAACTTTTCAAAGGTTATAGTACCATTTAAATACATGAAAAATATTTTAGATAAACACAATGTTAATTGTGAGTATACCAATTGGTATACATGTCCATATTTATCCAATTTAAGTCTGGTTGTACCTAAAAAAAGAAATCCCGAAGAAATTATATTTTACCATAATGGCATGAATAACCCCGCTACAAATTTAGAGAATATGACAAAAGTTTTTGATAAAGTTTTAAAAGGAACAAAACATTATTTGATTGTTCGTTCAAATTATACTGACAACTTAATAAAAAGCCCTAATATTAGATATTCAACGGACACAGAGAGTATAGTAACATGTGCCAATCTATATAATATGTGCGATTATGTAGTATCTTTTTCTAGAGTTGTGGATACAGCTAGAGATATTTTAGAAGCGAAATATTTTAATAAATCTATAATTGCACACGATCAAGGTTCACATGCAGAAATGAAAGATGAAAAGTGGATTACACTTCCATCTAAAGAGGTTCCTGTCTCCGGGGTCATACCGAAGATCAACGGAGTGGTTATACCACTGTCTTCTGAAGATGACCCCAACGCTGAAAAACTTTTGAAAATGAGTTTTCATGGAAATTGGTGGGAAATTGACTATGAAAAGGCAGAAGAAATTATTAGAAAGTTAGTTAAAACTTAAATCTGTATACTAAAAAAAGATGTTTAGTCTCTCAGCTAAATTACCCGTAGCTCCACCGGTTACTATAGATAAAAAGGAGAGAGTATACCACCCAAGGACATATAGTGATTTTGTAAAGAGTATCAAGAATAATGAACTTCCGAGAGTTGTCGTAAAACCTAATCAAAATATCGCCCTCTATGATGATGATGAGGGAAACTATGGAGACACTCAAATTGTTCAAACTGAACAGCTTTGGCAAACTCTTATGGAAAGTGATACAAATGTTATGGTTGATATGTCTCAACCTACTTCTCTACTTGATTACCTGTCTACCTTTTTCCTAATTTCCCTTGCCTTTTTTTTGTTTCGTGGCGTATTCAGTGGACAGGGTGGTCAAAATGGAGGTATGAGTAATCCTTTCCTAAAGAACAAAGAGTTTAAAGCAGAGGAAGATATCGAGACCCGTTTCAAGGATGTTGAGGGTATTGACGCAGCCAAGGATGAACTCGAGGAGATTGTGGATTTTCTTAAGAAGCCCGAACGTTATTTTGGGAGCGGGGCCAGGATCCCCCGCGGAGCTCTTCTTGCTGGTAAGCCTGGTACAGGTAAGACTCTCCTTGCTCGTGCTATCGCAGGTGAATCTAATGTTCCGTTCATACAATGTTCTGCGGCGAACTTTATTGAAATGTTCGTCGGTGTTGGAGCTAAACGAGTACGAGATCTCTTTGAGGTTGCTCGCGAAAACCAACCTTGCATTGTCTTCATTGATGAAATTGATGCCGTCGGTAAACAACGCGGTGCGGGTGGCATGCCATCTAATGACGAGAGGGAACAAACCATTAATCAACTCCTCACAGAAATGGATGGATTTGACAATGAGACTGGTATCGTTGTCATTGCAGCTACTAACCGAATTGATATCCTTGATGATGCACTGCTTCGCCCGGGGCGTTTTGACCGTAAGATTCAAGTTGGTCTCCCTAGTGTCAGAGGTCGTAAGAAGATTTTGGGAGTGCATGCACGTGGTAAGAAGCTCGCGAGTAATATCAACCTTGAAAGCATTGCCAAGCAAACTACAGGGTTTTCTGGGGCTGAACTGGCAAACCTTCTCAACGAGTGCGCTATCCGCGCTGTCAGAGACGGCGACGGGACAATTACTACAGATATCGTGGAAAATGTCTATCAACGTGTCGTCGTGGGCGCGAAGGGTGATACGAAGTTTTCCCAAAGGAAGAAAGAACTTGTAGCCTACCACGAGGCTGGTCATGCCATAGTGGGTGCTATTCTCCCAGACTATGACACCGTTCGCAAGGTCTCAATCATTCCACGTGGTGGTGCGGGTGGTGTAACCTTCTTCCAACCCTCCGAGGAGAATGCTGAGTCAGCTATGTATACCAAGGAGTATCTCATTTCTCAGATCACCGTGGCTCTCGGTGGTAGGGCTGCTGAAGAGATCATCTACGGAAAATCTCGTATAACAACGGGTGCTTCGGGTGACTATGCCCAGGTATACACGATTGCTCGTGAGATGCTTACCACGTATGGCTTTAGCAAGTACAATTTTGACTACCGCAATATGTCCAGTGAGGCTTCTAAACTTGTTGACCTCGAGATTAACAGCCTTGTTACTCACTGTTACGGTGAGTCTTTAGGTATCATTGAGGGAAACCGTGAAAAGCTTGAGGAACTCAAGGACAAACTTATTGAAGATGAGATTGTTGATGGTGATTGGGTCTATGACCTGATTGGTCGTGACAGGTGCACATCAATTGACTGTTCGGTCAGTTTTGATTAGACCACCCTAGAAAACAGGTAATTACGACAGGTATACTTATCGTATGAACCCATCTTTCTATTTTTAAAAATCGTTTTCCCCTCCATTTCCAAGGTGATGAGTACATTTTTACTTGGAAGTGGATACACAACGTGATCTATATATTCATCAGTCATGGGTCCCAGTGATATTTCATAAAGTTCTTGGTTCTCTTGATTCTCAAATTGTCCCTCTATACCAGCACCACTCGGTAACAGTATTTTACACGTCGACATGAAGCATTTACAACTTGGAATCTTCTTAATCGTGAATTTTACGTGATGGTCTGTTTTATTGACTAATACCAGGTTGCGTTTGAGACCACATAATTTATGAATCCAACGCCCAGGTAAATACGTGGGACGTCTTTTTCGTTCATTCATAGACATAGTTTCCAATGCCATACTTCTATCCAGTAAACGCAGAGGTACGGGAGGGAGCTCGGGCTTTGGGGGAAGTTTAGGCTCTGACTCTGGCTTGGAAAACATATCAAGTACGAACCCAGTCATTTAAAGTAATATCATAAAATTATTTCTCAGTAAATTGTAGAATGAGCACAAATCAAAGAAGGAACAATGTTCTTCCCAAAAAGAAGGTTGATTTAATTAGCAAATTAGTTACACTTGTCCAGGAAGTAACAAAGGATATTGATCTGCAGCACTTTTTAATTTCTTTATATGATGAAACTGCGAATGATAAATATACTGGGGAATTATTCGGAGGTAAAAGTGTTGACATCGCCAAAAAAATTATTGCCAGGCACGCGCAAATGTATTCAAAACCATACAGTCGGAATGCATCAAAAGGATTCTTTAGGGGTCCAATCGACGGTCCCAGTATGGAATTTAAATTCAAAACTGAAGGAGATCTGTTAAACTTTGCGTTTTTAATGTATTTGGATATGAAGCACGATGAAACTATTTCGGCAAGTGTCGATGATTCTAATGGAAAAAAGGTTTTGAAGCCCGTAAGTTTTGAAGAATTTTGTGGTGAAAAAATAGTTGTGAAAACAAAAACAAATAATAAATCTTATGAATCACCAGTTTACATGTTATTTGGTAGGGCTCTTGTTACTAAAAATAAACCACTTGTAAAAACACCATTCATAAAAAAAATTGAGGCTGTGATAGAAGGTGCTCAAGGGAAAGCTGAAACTGGAGTCAAACAAAACTTCATGAATATTTACGGTAGTAGCCTTTTAACCAAAGAAGTTGACGCTGATAAATCTCGGGTTGGCAGTAATTTCTTACCCGATGGTCATAACGGATTTATTAGTGTAGATCAGGAAGATAAGACTGCTACCATAACACGTTTTATAGATAAAACTAAATATGAGCGGGAGTCTAATAAGGCTCGTGTAGCAGTTTTATACCCCATCGTATCAGTTGCAAATCTAATGGATCCAGGTAAGAGGATGCTTATCGAAAGTGCTAAAGAAGACACTAAATATTCGATGCTTGCACAGGGGTTTGGTAATGTCAATCCTTCAAATAACAATATAAATACAGATGCGATTATTTCCAGATTGGCGTGGAATTACAAAAAACCATCATTTATATTAAGACAACCAGATGGTACTGGTACTGCACTTGGTGCGTATTATACGAACCGGGCGATAACAGGTTCTAACGGAGCCAAGGGAAAAGGGTATGCATACATTGTAAAGCGTGGAAAAGCGGTATATAGATTGGATTCTAATATGTCAAAAGAAAAGGCAAAATCTGGAACAACCGGTGACAGATTAGCAAAGTTTTTTGGTGATTTTTACCAGGCTCTTACAGTAATTTCTTATATAAAATACAATGAAAATGAAAAATACCATTTTGCGTTAGGAACTGGTGATGCTATGTTGGCAAACATCTTTATGTTTATGTCTTCAATAGGGGATAGTTCACCTAATCTTTTGTTTGCTATGTCTGTACAAGAAAAACTTAAAATTTATGGTAAAATAACCAATAGTATACGGGTCAAGAACTTGGCTGTACGAGCTGTAACACGCATGACTGAAGCGAGTCCTTCTCCAAATAGACCTCAAAATAGACCTCAAAATAGATCTCAGAATAGCCGTTTAAACTCTATTTTAGAAGGGAGTGGAAACAGTGCTAATACTGCTACTTCTCGGAATAGTACCGCCAGTTCTGGAAAGAAAAATGGAAATAAAAATGGAAATAAAAATGGAAAGAAAAATGGAAAGAAAAATGGAAATAAAAATGGAAAGAACGGTGTTGCGGCACCTAAAGCTACCCCAATACAAGTGACTAATGCAACCATATCCCAGCTAGGAAAAAGGAAGAGAGCAAATAACGGACCTCCACCCGTGAGGGGTCCTAACACACAAAGTGGTGTTGGTTCAAAGAATTCTATGGCGGGTAACAGAAATAAGAACCTTAACAATAATGCGTCGTTCTCTGGAAACTCACAGCCAAATGCTAACAAGCCAAATGCTAACAAGCCAAATGCTAACAAGCCAAATGCTAACAAGCCAAATGCTAACAAGCCAAATGCTAACAAGGCAAGGATTACTGAACGCAACAACCAACGTGGTGTCAAGCGTGCAAGAAACAACAATAATAACAATAATGTGAATCAACCCTCTGCGAAAAGGGTTAACGTATCTCGTAACAAATTGATTCAAAACTTGAGGAAAAAGAAACTCCGCAACTTCGTGGTCAATGGTTTGATGAAGAGTTATGACAACAAAACAAAAACAGCTAATCAAATTATACGAGAGGCAAACACCTTTGGTAAAACAGTTGCAGCGGGTATAACTGCCCAAAGAATGGGGACCCTTAGAAAACGCCCTTAAACGAGTTAAAGTTAATACCCCTATAATTATTATAAATAGATGATTGCAACACGTATTTATAATAGTGCGAATGAGCCCACCCCTGACCTACTTCGACGTCATAAGACTAAGAGTCCCTGTTCTAAGCGTCCCATCGTGAAGGTGAATATAGAGGAGAGGCTTCGTAAGGACATTGTTAAATATAAGACTGCCAATAATAAAATTAAAACTCTGGCTAAGTGGAATCTCCGCTCAACGAGGGCAGCCCTCAAGGATATCGAGGAAATGCTTGAGGTAATCGAGGACCTCTACGGTGAGGATACATATGAATAATTTAAAGGTTGTAGATTACATTAAGTAAATGGATTTCATTCTTGAAATACCAAATCTTTTTCACAAGGATGTGTGTGAAGATATGATTAAACGATTTGAAAAGGATGATGGGAAAGCACCTGGTGTTGCAGGTCCTAACTTAAAACTTGTACCCAGTTTTAAAAGTAGTACAGACTTATTTTTCTCGGAAAACCCCGAATGGGAGGATGTGGTGAAATATACATTTAATAAAACACAACAGGCGTATGAAATATATAAAGACCATTTGAATACAAAAGGTCTTGTTCAGTCTTTAGAATACGCATTTCGTGATAGCTATGATATGGGATATCATATTAAAAAAACAACTAAAGGCGAATATTACAATTGGCATAATGATGGACTTAGTAAAGAATCACGTTTTCTTACATTTATAATATATCTAAATGATTTAAATCCTATTTACGAGGGGGGTGGTACAACATTTCATCCAACCGTTGGAGGTGGGAAAGTTATAACACCCGAACAAGGAAAAATGCTTATATTTCCAGCTACTTGGAATTATTATCACATGGGATTACCGGTAGTGTCAGATAAACCAAAATATATATGTGTTGGTCAACTATGTTCTAAAAACATATGAGCGATTTAAAGGTTATACATTATTTTAAGTAAATGGATTTCATTCTTGAAATACCAAATCATATCCATAGAGAAGTATGTGAAGATATGATTAAACGATTTGAAAAGGATGATAGTAAAAAACCCGGTGTTACAGGTCCCAATTTAAAAGTTGTAAAAAGTCATAAAAGTAGTATAGACTTATCTATTGTGAGAGATTCCGGTTGGGATGACGTGGATGATTATTTGTATAATAAAACACAAGAAGCATTTAGAATGTATGAGCAACATTTGGCTACAAAAGGTCTTGCTCATGGTGTAGAATATGCGTTTAAAGATAGTTACGATCGTGGATACCAAATAAAAAAAACGACTAAAGGTGAATATTACAATTGGCACAATGATGGACTTGGTAAACAATCACGTTTTCTTGTTTTTATAATATATCTAAACGATTTAAACCCTATTTATGATGGAGGTGGGACAGCTTTTCACCCAACCGTCGGAGGTGGAAAAGTTATAACACCCGAACAAGGAAAAATTCTTATATTTCCGGCTACTTGGACTTATTTTCATATGGGATTACCAATGGTGTCGGATAATCCAAAATATATTTGTACCGGGTGGCTTTGTTCTAATAAATGTTAAAGAAATGGGACTATAATAGGATAGATGGAGTATATTCTAGAGATTCCGAATAGTATTTCAAAACATAAATGTAAAGAAATTATACGACGCTTTGAAGATGATACCAGAAAGACACCCGGGGTGGCGGGAACACCTTCGACAGTTCAACCTGTTAAAAAAAGTTTAGATTTAGGTATTTCAGGACATGGTGAATGGGCGGATATTGACAAACTCCTTCATTCGGAACTCAAGCGGGGACTTGAAAAATATAAAGAATATTTAAACAAATTGGGTTGTGGTTCTAACGGGAATTTTGCAAAATCTACCGACACTGGATATCAGATTCAGAAAACTGTAGAGGGTCAATATTATGGATGGCATCATGATTCTTCAGTGGCGACGAATAGAGTTCTTACATTTATATGGTACTTGACCAGTCATCATACAATAGAAGATGGGGGTGGTACAGCATTTCAACAGTATTGTGCGGGTGGTAAAATTATAACTCCCGAAGAAGGTAAACTCGTATTTTTCCCTGCCACATGGACTTATATGCACTGTGGTTTACCTTTGATTTCTCAAAGAGCCAAATATATTGTGACCGGTTGGATATCTTGTGACAGCATGTAACAACCTAAGTTACCTCAAAACCTTTAAAAAATAGTATGAACTCCCCAAACGAGACTTTCAAAAACGCAAGAGTTATCTTGAGTCTCATTTGGATTGTAGGGGGAATAAACGATAATGTCCGCAACCATCACTAAAACTAAAAGGTCTAAGTTATAGCTTATAGATTTAAAATGATATACATATATATGGCGATTGACAAGACTATGAAAGATAAGCTGACTGATTCTGAGAAGAAGAAAATCAAGCAGGAGAACAAGGCGAAGGCAAACCCCAAGAAGGCTGAGGCTAAGAAGGAGAAGAATGACGCGTGTCGTGAGAAGCGAAAGGAGGAGGGAACCACCAAGACGTTCTCTTAACCTAAGTAAACCCAAATCTATATAAAAAATCAACTAATGAACACTCTTAACGAGACTTTCAAAAACGTAACCACCATATTGAGTCTCATTTGGAGCGTAGGCAGAATCCATGAACACATTACCCGCAATCATTAGAGCGAAATCCCGTTTAGGTGTCATTCAACGTCATTTGAATGTACTCGCTCTCAAAGAGGAAATTCTCTTTCCTAAAGTTGACGTTGTTCCCACGACATATTGGGGATACTCAATTCAAATGGATGTTATCCACGACGAAAAGATTATCAGTTTTGTCACCGAGTCTTTGACATTGAATGACAAAAAAGAGGTTTATCTCACCCAAAAGAGAATGATGCGTGAAATGTATCCAAATTACATGATCTTGGAGAAACATTCTTAACCTAAGTCTTTAGAAATCTTTGTAATTTTCAACTTAAAAATCAACCAACATGGAAAATCTCCAAAGTCTCATGTCCTGCCTTGACGAAATCTCCAGTCAGATCCCCGATGGTATCTATCTGAAGATGGCAGATCAAATGAAACGCGTTCATGACCACATGAACGGTAACAAACCAATCCACGAAGACACGTTCTACTACAGTGACGATGATTCAGTTCTTGAAAGTGACAATGACAGTGACAGTGACTTTGAGGCTTCTCCACCGAGGAGGGTCCTCATCACTCCTATCAGAAATCAGCTTCTGGATTATGTGAAGAAGATGCACCAGGAGTACAAGGTTCTCATGAAGTGGGAAAAGGAAGCACGCCGTACATTTGATCCCATCAAGCGTATGAATGCGTTTCGAAAGAGCCAGGCTATCAAGCAATGGTGTGTGAAGAACGTCCGTTGGGCTCCCGGTGGTGAGGCTGGGGAACTCGTTGGTTACCTAAGCACCGCCGCCGTGAATGGACCGACAAGCGGCTGGACCTGGAAAAACCTGGTGGAAAACGGTCTTCGGACAATTGTGTTGGAAATTGGAACCGAGGAGGAGATTATCCGTGCTTCCAACGACACGTTCCTCTACTATGATGATCTTTCACTCAAAACAATCCAAAAGCTTCCCGCCTTTGAGAAGAAGATTCATGATGACTACAAGGAAGAATGCCAAAGGAACATGACCGAGTACTTCAACAACGCTAAGTTAAAGGTGGTTGAGTCGAAGGCAGAGATGTCTAGGTTGGAAATGCTTTGTATGGAGACGGAGGTTAAGTTGAGGGAAGTTGATGTCACTGTCTATGGTCGCGATTACTGGGAGTCCGCGACATGTGAGTTTTGGGTGGGTGAGAATGGACGAATGGTGGACACCGGGTTGGTGGCGCGGGTCGAACGACGCCTTTAAAGATTAAATAGCAGTGTAATATAGTAATGAATGTACTTCAAAATGTAATGCAAATCATAGACAGTATATCTGATAAAATCCCCGAGAACGTTTATCTAACCCTTTGTGAAGAGTTGAAGAAACTCTACTCCTTTATACCCGATAAAGTTAGACCAGCCATGTCCAGATCAAATAGTGGTGTAAATAGCCCGGCGAATGGATATTGGTTTCGATAGAAAGTTTGTAAAACCTAAGTAAAGTAGGTTTAAATAATTATATTAACATATATCAGATGAATAATCCTGTACCTGTAAAACTTCTACCGGCGGGTGCAAATCGCACCCAGCTCATGAAAGTGATTGGTGAAAAGACTCTTAATTTCAGTCGTAACGATTACATAGAACGTACTGCGGGAAACAAGACTGGTGGAGGCGCGAGAGTTTCGCTTTTTCCGGCGCGCGAACGAGCCCGAACCCTTATCGCTATTGAGAACGCTTCTGAAATTGCCAAAACATATCTTCACGCCCCGGGTATGTTTGAGCAGATCATGACAGATACTATTGGGAATCGATATATATCTTACCAAATTAAGGAGACCACTAATAATCTCAATACAACGAGAAAAAAGTACCCCCACGACACTGATCAAGACTTCATTTTACTTACTCATAAGTTTAAGAATAGGACAGGTCATACCGGTCTCCTTCATATAGAACATCAAAATGGAAAAGTGACTGTATATGATTCTATGTATGGAATGGGTTCAAGATTTTTAACAGTAGCGTTGGAACAGTTTGGGTCCAAGATGGAGTGGAGTACGCCTAGGGTACGATCTATTTTTGGATGTAAAGCGAAGGTAACTGCGAGGTCAGAAAAGGTAAATGTGCAACCTACAGGTGGTTTTGTAAAAAACAGCTACAGTACATTTACGAATGACCCGTCAAATTGGGGATCCCTAATTCTCAATAAGCTCGGTGAAAAGGGTGCACGGGGAGCATTCAGACTTTCTCAATACGATGAACTTTCACAACATCATTTCTGTTACATGGAGGCTCTGTATGCTATGATGTTAGCGATTGGTCGCACTAAAAACCCTGGTCCTAATGATCCTCGTAAGCGTATCTCTTTCATTAAGAAGTTCATTTGGGGTATAATTCACAAATATACACCAAAAAGTGAACGCAACACTGCCGAGTGGAAGTATTTTTCAAAAACTTTCCCGTACATTATGAGCACCACTTCGAAGACTGGAAAGACACTTAGATTGTTTCAGGGAACAATGCAACTTCCCGATAACGACGGATTGTTTGGCGTTAGGACGACGGCTATGAGCTGGAAGGGATACGATAAAATTGATGGGTCGTGGTCTATTGAGGACGTACTTAACTGGGTACATACTGGGAGGTCACCAAGAGGTAACCGTAACGCAAACTCTAATTCTAACTCAAATAACAACGCGACACGATCGTTCCGCCGCCCCACTAAAAATAACATGAACTCCAACAACTCAAACTCAAACTCAAACTCAAACAACAACAACAACCGTAAGAGCAACTCCAACTCAAATAA